ATGAGGAACCCCCGTCGTGCGTATGATGCCGAGGGTCGCGAGATCGCGCCGGCGACGGTCGGCAGCGAGCGCGGTAATGGCGTGACCGAGGCCGAGATCTGGTGCGGCGATTGCCATCACCATGGAGCGGTCTCGACCGACGGCATGCCGGCCGGGCTCGCCATCCCCGACATCTGCCTGCGTTATCGTTGTTCGGCCTGCGGCAGCCGCAACCTGACCTCGCGGCCGAGCGTCCTCATGCACTATGCCGTGCTTCAGGAGCGGACCGGCATGACACATGGGAACGCCCCGCTCCCGCGCCGCGTTGAGCCAGCCGGAGGGCACGCCATGCCGAAGGTCGTCATCACCACCGTCGAAGAGTATGAGGCCGCGACGCAGGAGGTCCAGGACCTCACCGGCGCGCCCGAGAACACACCCGAAGAGCGGCGGCTGATCGACCTCGTGCTGGCGATCGAGATCTGGGACGCGAAGCACGACGACGCGACCGCATGGCGCTGATCACAAGCCAGACTTACCCACAACATGTCGTGTCAGGCTGTGGATGGTCGTGTCGCGACTTGGGGTTGTGCCGATCCGCGTGGTAGTTTGCGACTGCGTTCGTGAATCATCACGACGTCCACGCCCCCGGCGTGGTCACCAAAAAGCCGAGGCAGAGCCCCGGCTTTTCGTTGGAAGGACCCGGCCGAAGCCAAGCCCGTTCCAGTGGGTGCATCTCACTTAAGTGAGAACACGAGCACGGTGTCAAGCTTCAGTTGGGCCTCCCAGAAAGGTCCATCACATGCCTACCGATACCCTTATTGAAGCCTTGAAGCGGCTCAACGTCTTCGGAAAAGGCCGGCCTGATCCGAACCTTGACCCTGCCGTCTGGCGCCGTGATGATTTCGGCAATCTGATCCGTCGCAGTGACTATGGCGACAGATCGTCTCCATACGGATGGGAGATCGACCACATCAGGCCCCAGGCCTTGCTTGGCTCAGACGACCTAACGAATCTGAGGCCGCTGCATTGCCGCGCGAACGCTTCGCTCGGCGGGTCGCTCGCGAGCGCCATCAGCAAATTGGGCCAAGGGCTGACCCGCGCCTAAACGACGAAAAGCCCCGCCCTGGCTGCAAGGCCGGGGCGGGGCTTCCTGTTTGCGGGGCGCCTCGGTCAGTCGCGCAGCGAGGCCGCGAGATCGTCGATCGCCTTGCGGAAGGCGACCAGGTCGCCGGTGTTGCGGATGATCCGGTCTGGCACGAAGTCCATCCGCTCCGAGGCGTGGTCGCCCCCGCTGGCCGAGCCGGCGCCGGGGCGCTCGATCCGCACGACGAGGCCACCACGATCGCGGATCGCCTTCGCCTCATTGGCGAAGCGGACATCGTCGGCGACGATTAGCGGCTGATGCCCTTGCCATGGGTGCTGGAGATGACCGGACTGCGTCGCAGCCTGCCAGGCCGCGATCCAGAACCCCTCCCCGATCAGGTTGCGGCCCCATTCGGTGCCAAGCCACTGCATCGCCTGGCGCGGCGTGCGGCCGCAGAGCAGGGCCGAAGGCTCTTCCTTGCGGTCGCCGTCGACTTGAGCAGGGTCGAGCCCGAGCGCCAGCATCATGGCTTTGAGCGGCCCAGCGAAGCGCACCCGCTGGAAGTGCCAAAGGAGCATGAGACGCTCGGCCGCCGTCGACTTGCCCGCGCCGGCCGGGCCGCACAGCCCGATGGTCCGCACGCGGAAAGCCGCGGCGCAGCCGCCGGTGCAGTCATGCTCGTCATTGCCGCAACTGCGGGCGCAGTGCGGGCAATCCTTGTGAGGGATCAGCCCGCGCAGCGGCGGGGCCATCGGCCATCGATCGGTCTTCATGCGGCCTCGCTTCCGGCAGCGTCGAGGATGGCGATGCGGTTGCGGCCGATCTCGCCATAATCGCGGTGATAGGTGATCGCCTGCAGCGAGCGGCCCGAGAGGAAGCCGGAGCCGAAATGCCATGCGTCGGGGGGGATCGGGGCCTGATGCGTCTCGACGATGACGCCGCCGCCCTCGCTCGCCACCAGTCGCTTGTGGTGCAAGTGGAACATATGCGCGTAGCGGAACAGCGTTTCGCCCCAGTCGGCGGCCCAACGATGCGCCATCAGCTCGGGCATGCGCTCGGCCCGCGCCGCGTGGCCATGCGTGCCGGCGAGCAGCACCTTGCCGAAGCGGTGCCGGAAGAACAGCGAGGGGTCGTCGTCGACCATCACGCGCGGCTCGTTTCGGAACCAGGCGAGCAGGAAATAGGCGACCGCAACCGAGGAGTGCTCGTCGTGATTGCCCTTCAGGATACGCACGATCACCCGCTCATGACGCGCCAGCGCAGCCTCGACCATGCCGACCATCAGCCGCGCCGCGGCGCGCACCACCTCCGGATAGCGGCCATCGACATCGAGCGCGTGGCCCGAGCGGGCGGTGCGGTTCTCCTGGTTGTCGGAATGGATCAGGTCGCCGCCACCGAGCACGATCGCATGGCCCGATGCCGGGGCCTGCGACACCAGGGAGGCCATCGCCCCTCCGAGCACGCGCTCGGCGATCTTCAGGTCCCAGTTGACGCCCGTTTCGCGGCCCCAGGCCCGCATGCCGACATGCAGATCGGCGAGCGGATAGAGCGTCATCTGCGACGATAGCACGGTCGCAGGCTGCGGCACAGGCTCCTTCGGCCCCCGCAGACCCTTGAAAGCGGTCTTCAGCGCCGCCGCGACCGCGAAGGGATCGACGGCGCCGAGCTTCGTCTTGACCCATTGCTGGGTCACGCGGCCGTCCGGGTCGGTCAGCGCCGAGACGCCCTTGACGACATGCCCGGCCGGAAGCGCGAAGGCCTCGCCCGGCGCGATCTTCTGCTCGACCGAGCGGGCACGAAGCGAGCCGTCGGCGTTGGTCTGCTCGGTGACGCGAGCGATGCGATAGCCTGGCAGCACCGGCTTGAAGCCGAGCGCCCCGGTCTGCGCGCGCAGCCGCACCTTCCGCAGATGCTGCTGCACGCTGCAATAGCGCAGCCCGAGAGCGACGGCGATCGTGCTGGCGTTCTCGCCGTCGACGAAATGCCGATGCTCGATCTTCGCCTTTAAATCATCGTCCCAGTGCCGACCGGTCACGCGCATCAGGCCGGCTCTCCGCGCGCGGCCTTGACGAGGACGGTGGCGAGGCTGGGCGGCATCGGCAGCATCAGGCAGACCTGGATGCCCTCTCCGAAGGCCACGAGCGCCGCATGCGGGCCGATGGCGAGGATCAGCGTCGTCGGCCGCTCCGGCCGGGGCCAGGGGCCGAGCCGCGCCTCGAGGAAGGCCATGCCGGCCTGCGCTTCCGCGCCCGTCAGTACATGGATGGTCGCGCCGGCGGCGCCGGCCTCGGCCGCTTCCAAGGCGACGACCTCGAGCGGGCGGCAGCCGGGCTCCTGCGCCAGCAAGGGCGGCACGGTGGCGGCGAGGAGCAGAAGGGCGGCGAAGAGCAGCAGGCCGGCGCGCGCAAGCTTCGACATGGCGGGGCATCCTTCGGTTGCGGGGAAAGGCGGAAGGCTGGGATCAGCTCCGGGGCGTGCGCCGGGGCGTGGCCTCGACCAGGCGATCAAGCCGGTCGGCGAGGCGGTTGAAGCCGTCGGAGATGCGCGACTCGACCTTGGCGAGCGCCTCGTCGCTGACGAAGCGCTGCACGGCTTCGACCTTGAATTCGGCCAATTCCTTGCCGAGTGCCTCGCAGCGCTCGTCGAGCCGGGCAATGCGCTTGTCGTGCTGGGCGGCCTGGAAGCGCACGATGCCCCAGCTCGCGGCCAGCGTGGCGAGCATGCCCAGCAGCGGCAGGACGGCGGCGAGGGAAAATTCGCCGGCGACCGTCACTTGCGCCCCCGCCCGAAACCGAGCTGCGGGGCGATTTCCTTCAGGGTGTGGCCGCCATTGAAGACCGCGAGCCAGGTCAGCGTCACCGTGCCCCAGGCGGAGATCAGATCGGCCATCGGCAGGAGCGGCCTGACGCCGGCATTGCCACCGAAGACGCCGGCGAGCAGGATCACCGCCCAGCCGGCGATGATCAGCCCCTGCCAGGCCCCGCGCCAGAACTGCCACGCGCCGAAGCCCTTCTCGATCTCGGCGGCCTGGGCATCGCTGCCGCGCTGCGCCTCGATTTCCCAGAGCCGGATCATCTCCGGCGCCGCGGCCTCGACCTGCGCGATCACGGGGGCGGCCGCTTCCGGCCCCTTCCGGATCGCCTCGGTGACGGCCTCCGGCGTCGCGGGTGTGCCGAGCTTGCCGGCGAGCGTCTCGACGACCTTGCCAGCGAGCGTCCCGGCGATGGCGCCGGCCGGGCCGCCGACCGCCCCGCCGACGATGCCGCCGAGCTGCTTGGCGCCCTGCTTGAAAAGCTCGCCCGCGAGCGAGCCAAGCGTGGTGGCGAGATCCATCTCAGGGCCCTTTCGCAGCGGTGAAGAAGCCCGACCAGAGCCGCGACCACCAGGGGGCGGGAGCGGCTGGGGCGACAGGGGGCGGCGCGGGGACAGGAGGGAGCGCGTCATGCTCGGGCTTGACCCGAGCATCGCGGGCCGGAGAGGGCGCCACGGGCGCGACGGGCGCAGCAGGCGCCGGCGGCACCATCGGCGGCGGCGGCAGCGTGACGCCCTTGCCCGGCCAGTCATGGGGCCATTTCGCCCATTTTCCGCGCTTCAGCTTCACCGCCTCGGCGCGCATGCGGGCGGCATAGACTCCGTTGAGCCCCCCCCCATTGTAGAGGGTCTCGATGGTCGCGAAGTCCTCGCGGGCGAGCTCGTCCTTCAACCCCTTGCTGACAAGGAAGCGGCCGAAGGCGCGCAGCTGGTTCGCCTCCGAATCGACGAAGGCGTCGAACATCGCCTTCGCGGTCCGATAGCCGCAGACATCATGGTTGAAGCCCATGATCTGGAAGCGGCCGATGCTGATGGCGTTGAAGGCGGCGTTCTCGTCGAAGGCGATCAGCCGCGCCAGGAAGGCGTAGCGGGGGCCGGGCCCGTTGGTCATCCGCTTGTAGTGACCGGAGGCCTTGGTGGCCTCGAAGGAGCGCGTGGCGAGGCCGAGGCGCAGCGCCTCGGCCCGGCGGTTCGCCGGGAGATAGTCGTCGAACTTGTGCGGCTCCGGCAGGATCTTGATCCGGCCATCGTCGAACCAGCCGAAGCCGTTGGACTCGACCTCCGCGATCGCCTCGAGCGTGGCCGGGTGGCAACCCAGCTCACGGGCGAGCGCCGCCATGTCGTCATTGGAAATGGCCGCGGCGCGGCCCTGGCCCAGCATCATGGCAGGCTCCGGTCATGAAAAAGCCGCCCGGTGGCGGCGGGTTGGCGCATGGCGTGAAGTCCCGCCGGGTGGCCGGAGGGGACCCGACGGGGGAAAGAGGCATATGGCCGATCTTCAGCCGAAGGCCGCGTCGATCTCGGCCGTGGTGGTGATCGCGCCTGCGGCAATACCGACCTTGACGAGGCCGAAGGTCGTAAAGGTGCCGTCGACATGCTCGAGCACCGCGTCAGACAGCGCGGTGAGCAGCGCCGCATCGACGACGACGCCCTCACCATCGGCGCCATACCAGGTCGTCTCGAAAGCGGGGTCGGCCTGCGCTTTGATGCGGGCGCCTGCGATCTTCACCTTGCTGCTGTCGTCTGTAGCGATCGGCACGCCGTTCCAGGTCATGCCGCCGACTTCCGCGCGCCACCGCCGATCGCGGGCATAGGAAAGCAAATCGGCGAAGAGGCCATAGGGGGAAAGAACGGCCTGCAGAGTCGCAAGCGACTGTTCGCCGCCGTCCCCGCTCGGCCAGGGCGTCGGTAGGCGGCCGAGGTCGCGCCATGCGGCATAGGCCTCGTCCGATTCAGGCGCGTTGACGAGGCCGGCGCGGGCGGAGCCGAACAGTCGGCCGTCCTCCGCCAACCAGTAATGGTCGCGAGGATCAAACATACTGGCCTCCCGATGCGACCGAGCCGACGGCGTTGCCCGGAAGGGCGGAGGCGCCCGCACCGCCGGTGGTGACGACGCCGTTCTCGACGGCGAGGTAGCGCGAGCCGGTTGCGCCGCCGCTGTAAACCGCCCCGGTCGCATCGACCCGACCCTGCTGGGAATAGGCGAACGCGGAGGAGAAAGCCGGCGTGCTGGCAAGAGTCACCGTCCGCCCGGCCAAAGACACTTGGCCGCCCGATGAGCCGACCGCATGGAACGAGGCATTGCCGGCGATCGTGTAGTTGCCCGTCGCCTGAATGAAGCCGCCGTTGGCCGCGTTCATATGCGCGAGGACGGACGCGCCGAACCGCATTCCCGTGTGTGCAATGAGGCCGCCGGTTGTGGCAACAAGGCACGACGTGCCGGCCCCCGCCGTCTGAACCGTGAAGTTCTGGAGCGTGAACTGCGCGCCGCCCTGGGCCGTGAAGGCGTTGGATCCGGTGACGCCGACGACGAGCGAGGCTGCGTTGCCCGAAGTGCTCTTGAAGATGACCGAGCCGGTGCCTGAGTTGGCCCCTTGGGGAGATCCCGTCGCGGTAACGCCCGCCGTGTAGGTGCCGTCAGCGATCTCGACCGTAGCGACATAGCCGTTGAGATCGTAGTTGTTGACGATCTCCGACCAGGCCCGCTGGAGCGTCAGGAACGGCGCGGCTGCGTCCAGGCCGTCGTTGAGCGTATCGTTGCCGGTCGGCGCGACGTAGAGCGTCAGATTCGCCTGCAGGAGCGTGCGGCCCGCGCCACCGCCGCCGACGATTTCGTAATGAGAGCCGGCATCGATCAGGATCACCGGGCCGGGTTGGATATCACCGCGGCGCAGGACGCCGCCACCACGCCGTTTGATCGGCCGGGCAGCCAAAGGCGGCGCCGCGAAGGTCACGCCCGATCGGGTGTTGGCCTGCACCGCCACCAGAAGCATCAACCGCAACTGAGCGTAGGAGTTGATCTGCGTCGGGAACGTCGCGGTCAGGGCGTTCGCGGTTCCGCCGGCCTGAATATAGATCGAGCCGCTCGACCGGATGGCTCGCATCAGCAGCGCATCGTCGAGATTGTCGTCCGCCACGCCGCTGGCGCGCACAACGCTGCGCATGTTCACGATCAGCGCATTGAGCAGCGCGGCGCGCCATTCGGTGCCGTCGAAGGCCGCGGGCGAGGAACAGTCTTTCGCGAAGTCGTCGGCGTCGCCGGCTCCGTTCAATGGCGTGAAATCCGGACGGGTCGCAGCCGCATTGGCGCCGCCGAAAGCGGAAGGGCCCCAGAGATTGACCATGACGTTGTCCTTAAACGGTTGTGAAGATCAGGTCTGCGTGCGCGGGCGCGATCCGCCGCACCAGGCAACGCAGGCCTTCGACATCGGGCGGGCAGTTGAAGCCCAGGCCGAGGCGGGTCAGGCCCATGAGTGGCTGGATCGCCGCGGGCGCATAGGCCGGGGAGGCCGCCAGATTGATGGCGATGCGCCAGGCGACGCCCTGTTGCGCGCCCATACGCACGGCACCCATCTGGCCAATCCCCATGACGCAGGACTGGGGTGCGACAATCCACTCCTGCGCGATGGCGATCGACCAGCCACGGCGCAGCGCGGCGGCTTCCGCATACTCCGGCGTGCTGTCACCGACGGCATTGACCTTCTCGCAGACATCCGCAAACGGGTCGCAGCCGTCAGGCACCCCATAGTCGAGTGCCCAGAGATCCAGCGTCTCGACAGCGCTCGAACAGAAAAATTCGTCGATCAGCGCGCAGAGGCGCCGCTCGGTCGGGCCCATCGCCGCACCGAAGGCGGCGAAGACCTGGCCCATCACCGAGCCTTCGATGCCGTCATGCCCGCCATGCCGCCAGGCGTCGCCGCGCGGGCGATAGGCGGCGATCTGGCGGCCGAGCGTGGCGTCGGAGTGGCAATAGGACGTGGTCATGCGAAGGTCAGCGTGCCCGGCACGGCGGTCTGCCCGGCGGTGAGGGTGATGTTGGTCGCGGGCGCGGTGATGCTGTGGCTTTCCTCGCCCGAGGCGTTGGCGACCGCCTGCCAGATCCAGCTGCGCGAGAAGGCGGCCGGCGTCGCCAGGAAAGGCATGGAGGGATGCGGCGTCGCGAGGCCGGCGACACGGCTGTTGACGAAGAAGCTGGTGGCGATCTCTGCCGCCACGGCCTGGCGCACCTCCGGCGTGTCGGGAGCGAGGTTCTGCACGGTGACATGGACCGGCACCGCCTGGGGGATCCGCACCACCGGCAGGCCGGCGCCGGGGCCGGCGATCTCTAGCGCCGCGAGCACAGCGGCCCGGTCGCTTTCGAGCGGAATGCCGTTCGGGCGGGTCTGGTCGAAGAATGGATAGACCACGACCGTGCCGCGGCCCTGGCCGAGCGGCTCGATGAAGGCCCGCGTCACGCCCGGCACGGCGAGCGTGTAGCGCAGCCAGTCCGGCGGGGCGCCGGCATGCTCGGGGAAGGCCTTGGCGAAGAGCAGGCGGGCGCGATAGGCGCCGTCGGCTTCCGGATCGGCCGCGCCGCCCAGCCCTGCGGAAGCGACCGCGAAGGTCGCCGTGCCGGTGAGGCCCGAGCCCGCGGTCAGCACCGCATCGGCCGCCGTCGCGCCATCGGCCCCGGCGAGCGCCGCCGTGACCTGGACGGTGGCGGAGCCCGCGCCGGCGAGCACGATGCCGGCATCGACCGAGAACGCCGCGCCATCCGAGCGCAGCAGCATGGCGCCAGTGTCGAGCGTGACCGGACCAATGGCGGTTACCGTCACCGGCCCGCGCGCCGCGCTCGCCGCCTTGCGCGGCACGGCGGGCTTCATCTCGGCGCCATGGCGGTCGAGCTGGTCGGCATCGCAGGTCGCCACGAAGCGCTGATCGGCCGCCCAGGCGGCGAAGCGCTCGAGGTCGTAGTTGAACCCGGCGAGGATGCGCGCCACGGGGGCGAGGTTGTTGCGCGCCAGCGCGGCATCGGCGCCGGGCAAATTCGCGGTGAAGGCGCGCTGCGCGTCGGTGACGTGCTGCTTCAGCGAGCGCGACTGCCAGGGCATGGGGAGACCTTCTACAGATCGCGCCAGAGGCGCTCGAAGCGTTGCGAATAGGCCAGCGCGCCGTCGCGCCCGGCGATGCGGATGTCGATCCAGACGCCGCGGCGCGGGTTTTCGATCAGCCCGGTCTCGACCGTGACGGACGCCGCGACCTGGTCCCGAAGCATCCAGGCCAGCGCCTCGGTGGCGTAGAGCTGCGCCCGGGCCGCGACGGCATCGGTGGCGACCTCGTTCTTCAACAGCCAGAGATGGCTGCCGATCTCCTCCGGCTGCTCACCCTCGGGCGCGACCCGGTCGCCCCACCAGCCGCGCCGGTCGGGCTCGTCGGGGCGCCAGCCTTCCGGAGCGCGCTTGTCGGTGAAGAGCGAGATCACAACCGCCGAGGCGATCTGGCCGGACGCATCAAGACCGCCGGGGTTGCGGCGGTCGCCGGCCGGCGCGATGCGCCAGTCGCCGAGAGCCTCGCCCGCAGTCCAGAAGGTCGACCAGAACAGGGCCGGCTCGTTGGCCGCGGCCTTGCCGATCGCGATGTCGTAAGCCATGGCCCGCCTTGCCGGTCAGAGAATCGCGAAGACTTTGGTTGAGGGGCCCGCCAGCGTGACGACGCGCGAGCCGCCGGGCCCGCCGAGATCGACCCGGTCTTCGGAGACGATGACGCGCATGTCGCCGCGCTTCAGCTCGATCGTGCCCGTCTCGGCCTCGACCATGACGCCGCCCTGCACGGCCTTGAGGCGGATGCCCTCGGCCGCCCGGGCGAAGATGACGTTGCCGGCGGAATCGTAGAGAACGCAGGCGCCGGCCGGCAGGGACTTCGGGCGCCCGGGCGTCTCGAAGCCCAGCGCGATCACGCGATCCGACGATCCGAAGCGCAGGATATGCCCGACGGCATCGACCGGCGGATGCGACGAGAAGCCATGCGGCTGGGCGCGCACCACCTCGGTGAAGCGCTCACCCTTGTAGCCCTCGGCGACAATTTTCTGGTTGTCGCCGCTGTCGTCGATCGACTTGACGCGGCCGGTCGTGACCTCGGACGCCGTCCAGAATTCACTCGGCATCGTCGCCACCACTTTTGCCGAGGTCGAGCGCCTTGCCTGATTTCGAGCCCTTGCTCTTCTTCCCGCCCAACGCGCGCGGATCAACCAGGGAGAGCGCGGCCTGTGTGCCGGCGCTCTCGCTGTCGTCCTGCTTCAGCGAGACCTTCTTCACCAGCATGTCCTGGACGATGCCGAGCGAGGGGATCTCGACGAAGACGAGCAGCCCCGGAGTCCAGACCTTGCCGACCGCGTCGCGCCAGCCCGACGTCGTGACCTCGCAGGTCGTGCCCTCGCCGGCCGCCCGATCGCGGTGCCATTTGGCACGCTGACGGGCATCGGCCTTGCGGATCTGCTCCGGCGGCACGATCACCTTCAGCCGCTTGCCGCCGACATTGTCGGAAGCCTGCGCCTCGATTTGAAGCTCGTCGGGGCTATAGCCTGATGGCGCCTGGGCGCGGACCTTGACCGTGCCGAAGCGCTTGGAATCGTCATGCACGGCGCTGGCATCGACGACGTTGAGCCCTTCCGTCAGGCTGCCGGCATGGCGCTTCTCGCCGGCCTTGGCGAATTTCAGCTTGCCCTCGGGCGTGTCGCCGATGGCAAAACCCTCAGCCCGGGCCCAGCGCTCGGCGGCGTCGAAAATGCGCTCGCCGGGCCGCAGGCGGAACAGCGGCCGCTTCGGGTGCTGCAGATCGCTCTCGACCTGCACATCCTGCTTGCCGGCCAGCGTCTCAAAGGCGGCCTTCGCCGTCTTGTCGCGAAATTCGCCGCTATCATGATCGGCGGCGCTGTCGATCGCATCGCCCGTCTTCGAGCGCCCCGCGATCGGCAATTCGGCCTCGGCCGAGCGCAGCGAGGGCGAGCGCTTCTCGACGAAGCCGGTCAACAGCAGATCGCCGCCCTCGCCCGCCGCCAGCGAGACGCCGTCGGAGGCGAGGCTGTGAATCGTGCAGGCCGGACGGTTGGCGAGCGCGTCGAGCAGCGCGGCCTGGGTCAGATTGGGATCCTTGACCTTGGCCTCGAAAGAGCGCGCCGCCTCGTCCATGGCGATCTCGATCGCGATGGTGACGGGCCGAAGCACCAGGCCGCCAGCCTTGATGGTGACGATCTCGAAGGCCATGGGTCACACCGTCATGGTCGGGGCAGTCGCCAGCCGTCATTCTCGGGCGAAGCGAAGCGAAGACCCGAGAATCTCAGGCAGGAAGCGGCGGCCCCGCCGCCAACCCTTGGTCGGGTGGAGTGTCTCGATCCAGCCATCCCGAACCCGGACAGCAGCCGCCGAACGCTTGGCTGGCCGCCGGCGCTCGGGCCTGACCGGAACCCCTGCGGAAAAATCGGGGCCGGCGACGCCGAAGGAGACGATCGCGCCCGTGGGATACGACCCGAGGCTTACTGTCGCCGTCGCAAATGACGTGTTGAAAGTGTGCGTTCCGCCGGTCGGGCTCGTATCTGGACCCCAGTGCTCGGCGCACATTCCAACCCCCATGCGTGACGAATGCGGCATCACGCCGCGAAGGCTTCGAAACGCTCCGGCATGAAGGCCGGGTGGAAGGCGCGCGCGCGGCGGGCCAGATCCTCGGCCCGGCTCGGGTCGTCATAGAGCGCATGGGCCCAGACCAGAGACGGCAAGCGCCGCCCAGCAGAGACCGTGATAAGCGGTGCGATATCGGCCTCGAGGCGCGCGGTCAGCTCGGCGACCACGCCCTTCATCGCGGCGAGCTCGCGGGCGAGGTCGAGCCCCGGCCGGCCGATCCGCGCGAGCGCATCGTCGAAGACGGCGGCGGCCTGGGCGCGGGCTGTGATCGCCTCGCCCCGGTCGCGATAGCTGCGATAGCCAAGCGCCTCGCCGAGCGCCAAGGCGCGCACGGCGGCCGTCAGCGCGACGCCGTGGCCGGCATTGGCAGCAATGACCAGCGCCGTGCCCTGGCTGACCTGCGCCGGCGCGGCATCAACGGGGGGGCCGAGCGAAACGAGCGACTCGGTCAGGGTGGCGGGGTCGGCGGCATCGGCCAGAGCGATGGCCGCACGGGCGACCGCGTCGCCGTAGCCGGCGGGGTCGGCGGCCAGGTTGCCCAGCGCAAGCGTCGCCGCTGCGAAGGCAGGCGAGACCGCATCGCGAGCGGCAGGGGGCAGTCGAACCGATTCTCGCAACGCAACCAGGTCGCCCAGCGCGCCGGCGGCCGAGGTCAGCGCCGCATCGAGCACCGTGGAAGGCTGGCCTGCCAACCGAAAGGCCGAGGCGACGAAGCCGCCCAGCGCCGCCGGCACCAGCCCGGCGATCGCGAAGAGCTGCGATGCCAGCGCATTGGCCGAAAGCCTAATGCCGGACAGCGCCGGCTCGGCCACGGCCTCCATCTCAATTGCAATATAACCCAGCTTATCCTTCGCAAAGGATCGCTTGGCTTTGTAAAGTCTGACAAGAGCAGGGCCACTGTCAGGTAAAACGATAACACCAAGATGCTTATTTTCACTTGCATAAAGCAAGGCCTCAGCGATTACCGGAGACGTTATGCCGGTGAGGTAGGCATCGACCTCATATTTCCGGGCTTTTGGCCCGAACCCCTCGTTTTTATGGGCGCCATTGGGGATGGTCGTGGTGGTGACGCGGTGCCCCGCCTCGACATCCGCGCCCTCGACATAGAACGGAATTCCGTTGAACGAGGCCGGCAGCAGGCGGCGCGTCCAGTCGGTCATGGGGATGCCTTCAAACGAAAACCGCCCGGAAGCGCGAGCCTCCGGGCGGTTGGAACCGTGATCACTCTAGGCGCAAGGGGTTGCGCCTGTCAAAACGGTCGAAAGCCGTGACAGGTCAAGGAGTTATGACCCTTCGAATTAGGTCAGTTGAGCGGGCTGCCGTGGCGCAGATTCAGGATCGCTTCCTTCGGCACCAGCACGGCGAGGCTGCTCTGCCCGGCGAAGATCAGCTTCTTGTTCGTGGCCTTGGCGCCGAGGAGCAGGAGCAGCGCGCGCCGCCACGCCCCGGCCCATTGCGTGCCGGCGAAGGCGCCGCGCAGGAAGGGATGGGAATCGGCGAAGGCGACATAGCCCTTGTGGATGCCGGGATCGAGGATGATGCCGAAATCGCGCAGCGAGCCGGCGGCGGCCGAGTCACGCATCGCGAGGTCGAGCATCTGGCCGATGGTCATGCCCGAGCGGGCCTCGATCCGCAGCAGATGCCTCAGGCAGCCGGCGGAATCATCCTCCGGCGTCTCGACCAGCCGCTCGATCGAGAAGCGCCGGAGGTTCGGCAGCGACTTGTCCTTCTCCCAGAGCCGTCGCGCGGCATCGGGGCCATAGACCCGCAGCGCAGTGCTGATCAGGCGGGAGGCGGTGTCGACCTTGCGGAGCGGCAAGCCCCATGCGGTCAGATCCTCGCCATCGAGATCATGGACCGCGAGGCCCATCTGGCGAAGCTCCTCCTCCATCCGGTTGAAGGCGAGGATATAGGCTTCCTTGAACTTGGCGGCCTCACGGCCGGTGAAGCCCATGACGAGGAAGACGAAGCCGTCGCGGGTAAGGTCATAAGCCCGCAACTCGCGGCCCGTGCTGTCACGATACGCACTGAGCGCAAAATTGCGCTCAGTGAATTCCCGGCTGCACTCGAGATCTTCGATCGCTCGCAGCACGTCGGCGTGCCGCTTGCCGAAGGCGATCGCCACGTCGCGGCTGTTGGCTACGACACGACCATCCTTGATCGTCAGAACGGGGGCGATCACGCCGGGCTCGAAAGTTGTCTGCGTCTGGGTCTGCGTCGTCATCTGTGCCTCCATCGGCTCCGGCCCTGGCAGGCCCGGACCATCGCTACGGGTTCGCTTTCGCGAGACCGGAGCCGATGAAGCTCTGAATTCCCGCGAGGGTCGTGCCGCCCTGCCAGGGCGGATCGGCATGGTCAGAAAGCCCGGGCGGCCAGCGACCGGGCAAAGGCGACGAGCAAGTCCACCTCTTCGGAGGAGTCGGCCGCGTGGCGGAGCTGCGCCGCTGCCCAGGCCTGCCGGGCGTAGTGGCCCTTCGGCTCGCTGGCGGTGGCCGCGGCCATCGCCGCTTCAGCCTGCTCGCCGATCCGGTCGCGCAGATGGGACAGCACCTCGCCCGCCGCGTTACAGACCGCACCCTCCGCGAATCGCGGCTGGCAAAGCATGGCGTCGATCACCTCGGTAAGCGTCGTTAGCCCCTCATACAGCGCGACCGCCTGATCGGGCGGCATGTCGCGCTGGTCATCCTGTTGAACCGCCGCCGCCATCGACATCGCTTCCTCCGTTGAACGAAAACCGTTCGCGTGATAGGAAACATATCACTTGGCTGATTGGTGGTCAATATGAGTTCACTTGAACCATTTCCGCTCATTTCCGCGCAGCTGCGAGCAGCTAGGGCGCTCGTAGGCTGGACCGCCGAAGACCTCGCCAAGAATGCCGGCGTAGGCGTTTCGACTGTTCGCAGAGCGGAGACCGCCGAAGGCGCATTGGGTATCAATGCAGCGAACGAAACCGTAATCCGCAGCGCGCTTGAGCGAGCCGGCGTGATCTTCGTGCCCGAAAACGGCGAGGGCCCCGGCGTCCGGTTGCGCAAAGAGCGCTAGACAACCACCACGACGCTCATGATGATGCCGCCATCCTTCTGGAGGGGCTGCTATGCGCGGTGTGGTCATCGCCTTATTGGCGATCGGGTGGGGCGGCCAGGCTGAGGCGCGAAACACGCCTTGCTCCGGCAAGAAAGGTGGCGTCAGCCACTGCATGGGCAGCTATTTCGTCTGCAAGGATGGGACGACCAGCCAGTCGAAAAAGCCATGCAGCCGCTGAAGGGAATCCTCGCCGCAGCCCTGTTCGTCCCACTCGCGAGCGCCGCCGGCGCGAGCCTGTCGATCGATCAACGCAATGCGGTTGACCATTTCGCCCAGGTCTCCGTCCTTTCCGATCGCTGCCAAGAATACTACGCGAACGATCTTCAGCTGAGCGCAATGATAAAGCGCCACCGTATCGATATGGAGCGAACCGAGGTTGTCGAGTTCAGGCAGGCCCGCTATCGGCACCACATGGACGCTATGGACGCCTCCGGCGAAACAGTGGGCTGCCTCTCCGGCTGGAACATGTATGGACCCGGCGGGAAAAGCGTTCCTGGTCTGCTGAAACGCCGCAGCTGATCAGTTCGGGCCTTGCCTGCCCGTATCAAAGCCGCCCCCTCCACCTCCGAGGGGCGGCACCTTCAGGCCATTCAGGATCTGCTGCAGCCGTTGCGCCTTGGCGATGGCGCGGTCGAGCGCGTCCTCGCCCGAGCTGATGCCCGTCGCCATGGCCGAACCGGCCGTCTGAGCTGCCGGGCCGAGCAGCCCGAAGCTGTTGGCGACAGATGAAACCTTGGACTGCACCTCCTCCAGCGGCTGGACGGGGATGTCGATCGCGCCCTTCAGCTCGACGGGGCGCTTCGGCGGCTGCACGAGGCCCTTCTGGCCCATGCCCTTCGCGAAGGCCGGCTGACCGGAGGTGTCGCTGCGGAATGCTTTTCCACGCCGCGCTTCGCGATCGGCCTCACGGGCCGCATCGAAGCTGGGCGCGTTGGGCCAGAGCAGATCCGGCGCCTGCTCGGGCGTCGCCGATGCTGCCGTCTTCGGCAGCATCGGCAGAGGTGGCATCCGCGCGATCTGGTCGCGCTGGAACGCCTTGATCTCCTCTTCCGTCAGATCGAAAGTCGTGACCTTGCCGATGCGCTTGTTGCGCAGGGCGTCAAGGCGCAGCTGTGCCCGTTCTCGCTGCGGCCCCGTTGTGGCCGCCACGGTCTGCTCGGCTTGGGCGATGTCCTCGTCGAGATTGGCCGCCTCATAGGGGTCGCGCGGCTTGCGGTTGGCTCTTTGGCCACGGTCACGAATGCGACTGATGGTCGAGGCATCCTGACCCGCCTGCAGCTCGGTCAGATCGTCCTGCGGCTTCGGCGCATAGGGCTCGACCGAATCGACGGCGTCCTTCGCCAGGCGCTTCACCGCCGCGCCGAAGCCATCGTCCCGGGCCGCGGCCGCGGCGCGCTCCATCGACTGCGCCAGCTCGTTGAGCCGGTCGGCGGCGGCCTTGACGATCGGCGCCGTCGCCTCCGCCGCCAGAGCGCCGAGCGCCGTCTTGGCGCGATCGGAGGATTCAGCGAAGCGGTCGAAGGTCGCCTGCGCATCGGCGCTGATGCGGATGAAGTCCTTGTCGATCGTGCCCTTGGCGTTCTTAAGCTGGCCCGTATAGTCCAAGATCTTCTGAAGGTTTTCGAGCAGCGGGCGCATGCCACGCTGCACCTCCATGTCCTTGAACAGCTGCGGCACCTTGGACAGGTCGCCCTTCAGGGCCTTGTTCGACAGCTCGAGAAAGACGGCGACGAGGTCCTTGCCCTCCTTCCGGGCCTTGGTCATCGCCTTCGGCAGGTCGACGCCCATTTCCTTGAAGTTCTTGACCGTCTCGTCGCTCTCCATCTTCGAAAAGATGTTCTGCGCCGAGGCGGCGGCCTCCTCGGCCGTGCCGGTGCCGCTGCGGATGACCTGCAGCATGGCGATCAGGCTGCGCAGACCCTCCTGCCCTGTCCGGCCGACGGCCTTGTAAGCCGGGAGGAGCGAAGGCAAATAGCGGGCCTGGTCCTTCAGCTCGAACTTGCCGAGCTTGCCGCCCATGGCGAGCGTGTCCTGCGCCTCCGCCAGCCCCTCGATCGAGATCTTCATATGGTCGATCAGGGCGGTCGAGGTGTTGGCGATATCGTCCACGCCGGCGCCCGAAGCCTGCGCCGTCTTCAGCACGGACGGCATCATCTTCATGGCGTCGGTGAAGTCGCGGCCCGAGGAGGTGATCGCGTCGAGGCCCTTCTGGGCGGGATCGAACAGTGTCGCCGTGTCGCGTGCGAGATTGCGCAGCTCCTCGGTGCCCTCGCGGGTTTGGCGCACATTGGCGTCGCCGGTGATGCCGGTGCGCGCCATGGCGCGGTCGACCTCGGCAAAGCGCTTCGAGGCCTGGTTGAGCCCCTGGAGAACACGGCCGCCGGCATAGATGCCGCCGACAGCCGCGAAGGCGCGCGCGGCCGTCGAACCGAAGGCGGAGGTCGCCTTGGTCTGCTGGGCCCGAAACCGGTCCAGCTCGCGCGCCGCGCCCGTGAGGCCGGGGCGGAGACGGTTCTGCGCGGTGATCAGCGCCTCGGCGCGGACGGCGACGACCATGGCTTACCTGTAGAGTTCCGCCCAGCGCGCCAGGCGCGGCAGGGACATGGCCTCGATCTCGCGGGGGGCTATTCCGGCTTGGGCGAGGGCTCGGATGCGGGCTTCGACCGCTTCCGAGCGTTCGCGAAAAAATCGAGGACCGCCTCCTCGATCAGTAGGCCGAGGCCCGCATCGCGCTCGCGGCCGAGGATGTCGGCATCATGCCCGACCATGAGCCGGGGAATCCACTGCCGCAGCAGCGGGCGGTCGACATAGGGCGTGCCGAGCCCCGCATCGTTGAAGATATAGGCGCGGGGGTCACCCAGCTCCCAGACCTCCCCCGCCGTCGGCGGCCGCAGATCGACGAAGCCCTTGGGCTCGGCATGCAAAAGGATCGGCGTGGCGAACCAGATGCGCACCGTGCCATCAGGCAGATCCTCGCGGCGGGGCGCGCTCACCGCGGCGTCTCCAGATAGCCTTCGGCGACGCCGGTGATGCCGGTGACCTCGCCGGTCATGTCGTCGACCTGCGGGTCGCCGATCAGCGAGGCTCGGCTATAGGTCCGGTCGACACGCTCGCTGTCATGCAGGAAGGTGAAGGTGACCTTGTCGAAGGCCATCAGTGCGTCGAAGTCGATCCCGACGCCCTCGGCCGTCTTCGGCTGCAGCGACAGGGCGAAGCGATAGCCCATCGGGGTTTCGGTGCGGTCGACCGTGCCGTCCAGATTGACGACGGATTCGCGGCTGACGCGGGCGGGGTTGCGGGTCACCGAACCGCGAACCGAAAGGTTCTGGCCGGTCGGCAGGCGGAACTTGATCAGGCCGTAATTCGACACGGGCGGCTCCTGGCGCTGGCGATGACGAGAGAAGGGTCGCCCGCCGCATCAAGCGGCGGGCGTGAAGGGCGATCAGGCCGCGGCGGGATACTGCGCGTAGATCGTCGCGTTGGCGGCGAGGATGTCGAGCGGGTTCACCCGGTCGAGGTCCATGCCGATATTGACCCGCGCCGGATTGGAGGCGTCGCGCTCGGCCTTGGCGCGCCGGGCGAACTCGGCCTTGTTCTCGAACAGCCCGCGATCGACGAGATCGCCATAGAGGGCGATCACATCCGCCTTGATATCGGCCGGGGTCGAGATCGTCGGCAGGTTCGCCGGGTTGGCGTCCGCCACCGCCTTGTTGGCGTGGCGGTAGCTGAGGCCGGCGCGCATGTAGCGCAGCGCGTGCATGGTCTGGGCGATGGCCTGCACGTCACGGAACACCGTATCCGGCTGGCCGGCTGCGTTGAGGCGCTGCATCGTCACGCATTTGTCGATGGTGACCTGGCCGACCGAATTGACCTTGAAGGTCGACATGCCCGAGCCGGCCAGCGTGTTGCGGACGGCATAATTCGGCCAGAGCGTGCGGTCGCGGGGCGGGCGAATGTCCTCGAGGGCGAGGTCAGTCATGTTGCGCGCGGCATTGCCGTTGGTGTCGTCGGCGAGCCAGGGCAGCTGGCGCGCGGCATATTGCGCGATCCACTCATAGGCTGGCGTCGGCGAGGCGACGATCGCGACCGCCGAGACATGGCGATCGTTCTGGGCGAGGCCGTAGGTCGTGTTTTCGCCGGTCGTGCCAACATTGCCGGTGAAGTAATGCCCGTAAAGCTGGGCATTCCAGGCCCAGCGGCCCGACAGGTCGGAGAAGGCGGCCTTGGCCGCGGTGACGTTGGTCGAATCGCCGAAGGGCGAGATGATCCAGTCGAAGGGTTCGTCACCGAGCGCCGCCAGCACGGCCGAGACCGAGGCGGCGCCGGTGGCGGCGGTCGGGTTCGCCACCACGATCTTGCCGGCATAGACATTGCCAGGGATGTTGGCGTCGGTGGTCAGCTCCAGGCCGGCCATCGTCACGCCGGCATGGCGTGCCGTGATCGTCACCACATTGGTGGCGGCAGCCGCGGTGACCGGGAGGCAGGCCTTGGTCAGCGGATCGACGAAGGCATTGATCGCCGCGGCGAGGTTCGTGGCCGAGGTGTTGACCGCCTCGGAGGCGCCGACGGCCACTGTAATCTTGCGGCCGGCGATCTCGAAGGTGCCGGTGCCGCCGGCCGCGGCCATGGCGGTCAGCGTCGCCGTCCAGACGCCCGCCGTGCCGGTGACCGGGACCGAGGCGATCCACAGCTCCTGCACCGGGGCGGCCCGGCGCGCGACGCGGAACATCTCATAGAGCTGCGAGCCGACGCCGGCGAGCGCGGCAGCGTCCTCGATCGTCGAGCACAGCGTCGGGGTGTTGTCGGTGAGGCTGCCGGCGCTCGATTTGTGGCCGATGATCAGGCCGCGCGACTGGCTCTGATACTGCCCGCCGGAATTGACCTCGAAGAAAGTGCCCGGCGCGATCAGGCCACTGCCCGGGATGAAGTTGAACAGCACGGCCATGTTTGGCGCTCCTGGTGTTGGAACTGGGATGGGAGGAGGATCAGGCCCTGGCCTTGCCGGCCGGCGCCTTCTCGGGCTCCGGCGCGGGAGCGTCGATCAGGGTTCCGTCGGCGAGCAGGCCGGCGAAGAAGGGGTCGAGCACCGAGACCGTGAAGGCCTCGTTCTGCGGCAGGATCGCGCCGGGCACGCCGGGGCGCGGCACGACATGCTCGGGATTCGCCAGAACGACGGATTTGATCAGGCTCATGAGGGGCTCCGGGCGTCAGGGAGAGAGCGTGCCGGCGACATCGCCGACCGGGGGCGTCGGGGCGGCGTTCGCCGCGGGCGGGGCAGCATCGCCGGCCGCGCGCGCCAGATTGGCGGCGAGGCGGATCTCGTTGAGGTCGGGGAACAGCGCGGGATTGCCGAGGATCTCGGCGAGCCCTGCCGCGATCTGCCCGCCATAGCTTTCGGCATGCAGCGCTTTCGCCACATCGCGCAGCGGCGCGGGCAGGCGATCGAGCCCCGTCGCGCCGGCCGCCGGCCAGCTTTCGCGCTGGCGGATGGTGCAGGTCAGCTCCAGCCGCGTCGCCGAAAGCAGAACGCCGGCATCGGCGTCCGAATAGGGCTGGCTTTCGACCTCGCCGATCGTCACCAACACATGGCGCAGCGGGCCATTCATACGGGCCTCCGCGAGGCGCTGCAGGATCTGATCCTCGATCAGCTCGAGGAAGGCCTTGGCAGCGGCATCGGTCGGGCCGATATCGAAGACGGCCTCGCCGCTCTCGCCGCGCACCGCGACCGGCACATGGATCTCGAAGGCGAGCGCCGCCTTTTCGAGGCCGGCGCCGGCAAGGGTCACATCGGACGCGCTGCCCTGGGCTTCCGTCTTGCCGCCATCGACCGAGACGACGATGACGGGCTTGCCGCCGGCGATCGCGTGCAGCACGTCGGGGCTGTTCTGCGAATCGAAGACCTGGCCGGCGGCGAAGGTCGGCCAGACCGGCGTCGCCGCCACGTTCTGGGCATAGGGGCTCAGAGCCTCGACCACGGCGAGGCGCAGCGCGGTGCGGGAGAGCGACATGGGATGTCCGTTCAGAGCCGGGCGAGGCCGCAATGCAGGCCGGAAAGGCCATCGGGCATCGGCTCGACAATGCGCCAGCGTTCGCCCGGACGGTCGGCATAGACCAGCTCGTCACCCTTTTGCGGGCGCCAGGGCAGATCCGCGAGGGCGAAGGTGGCGATGGCTGCGACACCGGCCGCAGCCTGGCGGAACTGGCCCGGCGGCGTCGGCAGGCCCTGCCCGCCGATCTGCACCCGCTCCGACCATTCCGAGCGGATGACGCGCAGGCCGGAGACGATGGCGCGGCTGGCATCGGCCACCGGCTTCGCGTTCACGCCCGCCGCGCCGGGCTTCATCGGATAGAGCGTCACCGTGTCGCCGAAGAGCCGCTGTGCGGTGTCGAGCACCATCGCGTCGAGGGCGTCGAAAGCGGACATGGCGGACCTTCAGCGGGAGCGGTGATAGCCGGCGAAGAGCGCTTCGAGCGCCGTCTTCATCTGGGCCGGCAGGCGGCGAGCCGCCTCCCCCTCCCAGGCCGAGCCGAAGGGCAAGGTCTGCATGGCCTCCGGCACGCCGGGACCGCGCACGCGCCCGAGCGCCCATTTGCCCTTGCCGGTGCGCTGCCAGACCACATGCGAGATCTTGGAGCGCCGGCGGCGCGGGAACTTGCCGCCGAGATAGAAGGAGCGCGCGATCATGCGCCGCCCGCCCAGCCAGTTGATGCTGGCCCCGGCCGGGGCTTCCTTCGGGCGGTAATAGAGTGCCGGAAGCCCCTGGCCGAAACCGGCCATGGAGAAGGTCAGCGTGGCGGCATTGGCCTTGCGGATGCTGGTGCGGCGCTTGAGTGCGTCGCCGAGCGGCCTCTTGGCATAGGGGTGGTTGCGCAGTCCGAGAACCTTGCGGATCTCGCGCTTGCCGCGATTGGCCGTTGGCGTCCCCGTGCGGTTGAGAGCCCGCGCGATCGGCCCAGCGGCGCGCGGCCCAGCGGCGGCGATCAGCCGCTCGACGCCGCGCATCTCGATATCCGTCCGGACGACCAGGCTCATCGCCCCCTCCCCGCCTTCGCCGCCGCCGCGGCCTGGGCCACGGCGGAAGCGACCCGCGCGAGATCGCGCGGCACCGTGGCGGCGGCGGCTCTTGCCGCTGACGCCGCCTCGGCCCAGGCACCCCGCGCTGCTGCACCGCCAGCGGAGGCGAGGAGCCCCCGCCGCTCTGCACAACCGCCGCAGGCCATGGGATCAGACCGGATGCAGGCGGACGTTGACCGTCGCGTCGCCGGAGAGCTGTGCGGCAGCGGCGTAACCGATCTTCGTATTGCCAGCGCTGGTCGTGGTAACGTTCTTGGCCGCGTTGTCCCAGTAAACGAGAGCACCCTGCGTGATTGCGCCCGTCGCCTTCGGCAGGGTGACAACGCCTTCGGTCTGGCCGGTGAACTCGACGCCAGCGGCTGCCGAGTGGACAGCGACGGCGAACAGCGCACCGATCAGGTAGCCGGTGCCGGAGACGACGCCGCCGGCGGGGGCGATCAGCGGGATCCGGTCGCCGTCGCGCACATAATTCTTCATGGGAAAGCTCCTGGTTGAAGGGGTTCAGACCTTGCCAAGCCCCGCCGCGCGAGGCGGCGGGACCGACGCAAGGTCTGCGAAGACGGGAGAGCGCCGATCAGGCGCCAGCGTTGGTGTAGCCGGCGCGCCAGTCGATGCCGCCGAAGCCGAAATCATGCTCGACGGAGACCGCCATGCCGTTCTGGCCGAAGGGCGTGTCGGTGCGGATGCGCGGCGCCGCGTAGCCGGCGAGCAGGCCATAGCGGAAGTTGGCGCGCACCGACGGGTCGACGAAGCCCCACCAGCGGTTGCCGGAGAGCTGCGAAGAGGTGATGACGCTGAACTTGCCGGCGAAGATGTTGACGTTGGAGGTCTGGGCGGCGACCACCGCCGAGACGAACTTCTCCGCCTCCGTCAGCTTGTCGGGCGAGACCAGCAGCTTCGTCGGCATCACCGGAGCCAGCAGGTTGTTGTCGACGCTGCGATACTTCAGCACCGCGGCGCGCATGGCCGAGACGCCCGCCTCGGTGATGGCGGTCGCCGTGCCGGCCTTGTTGGTGCGGCCGGTGGTGAACATCGCCGCCGAGCCCTCGAGCAGGGTCGGGCCGTCGCCGCTGTTCTGAAGCAGCACCGCATAGGCGACCTGCTCCTCGACCAGCGCGAGCGACTGGCCGTAATTGGCGATGACGCGCTCGAGAGCGCCGAGCGTGTCGTTGACCAGGAGCTGGCGCGAGAGCGCGACCTGGATCGCATAGGCGGCGACCGCGACCTGCTCCTTCTTCTCGCCGACGGTGCCGAAGGCGAACTTGCCACCTTCCAGCACGGGCTGGGTCAGCGGGAAATCGCCGGTCTGCACGGTGATGTGCGGGCGGAAGTCGTTGAAGTCCTCGCGCACCGACCATTCGCGATAGGTCGGGGTGGCGAGCGCGTAGCTCGAGGCGATCGAGCGGTTGACCGCGTTCTCCAAGATGATCGGGAAATCGCTGGTCGAGTGCATGGCGCGGCGCAGCACGTCCTCGCGGGCCGCGATCGTCTCCGGATAGCGCCGCTCGCCGAGACGCTCGGCCGCGAGCGCGACCAGCGACATGCCGGCATAGGCGCGGGAAGCCTCGCTCGGCGTGGCCGGGGCGTTGCGCGGATTCATCGCGCGGATGACGGCCTCCTCCATCGCCAGGCGGCGGGTCTCGGTCTCGTCGCGCTCAACGCGGACATGGCTGGCCGGGCTCTGGCGGGCGACGAGCGAGTCGAAGGCAGCAGAGCGGAAGGCTTCGACCGTCATGGCGGGGTTCTCGACCGCGGCACGGATCGCGGCGGCGTCCATGCCGGCGCGGGTGCCGATGTCGAGCAGGTCGCTGGCGCGGCGGGTGGCGGCGGCGACGGCTCGGGCCTCGACAGCGGCATCGGCAGCGCCAGCGGTAGCCGGGGCGGCGCGGGTCTCGACCGGGGCCGGCGCGGCCGCGGCCGGGGTGGTGATCGGCGTGGCGACCGGCGCATCCGCCGGCTGTGCATTGCGACGCATGTCGTCAGTCTCCAGGGTTTCGGGGGTGGTGGTGGAAGCCGCGCGGAACATGGCGGCGGGATCCGCGGGAACGGCGACGAGGGAGACTTCGAGGAGCTCCCAGCGGTCGGCCCGCCAGATTTCGGAATCGTTCTCGACCTGCGTCAGCGTCCAGGTCGTGACGCGGTAGCCGACCGAGAGGCCGGGCGCGTCCGGGCCAGTGGCGCGGATCTCGGCCTCGCGTCCCTCTTCGGTGTCGGCGAAGCGGATCTCGACCATGAGATTGCCGCCCTCGATCCAGGCGCGGGTCACGCTGCCGAGAATGCGGTCGATCGAGCCCTGGTCGTGACTGTCGAGCAGCTTGACCTGGCCGAGCGCCACGCGAGCGAGGTCGATCGCCTCCGGCGAGACCGCCAGCTCTTCATAGATGCCCCAGCGGCGCACGCGGGCGCCGGTAGAGGCCACCGCCTGGATGGTGCGGGCCTCGGCATTGTAGCTCGTCGAGGCAAAGCGCACGGCGATGTCTCCGCCGCTGCGCCGGTCCAGCGTCGAGCCGGGAATGAAGCCGTCCGGCGTGACGGAAGGCTGGGCGGAACGCTTTTTCATGGTTGCCCCTCGGTGGCGGCCGCGGGCGTGCCCGCGCTGACGACCTGGCCCGTTTGCGTGCGCTTGCGGGCGTCTGTGTCGAAGATCGCGCCGGCGGCGTCGGCGGCGGCAAAAAACTCGGCGTATTCGGCCATCACGGCGCGCCAGTCGCGGCCCCAGGCGCCGATGAAGTCCTGCGGCGACATGCGGCCGGCGCGGACCGCCAGGATGTCGGCCTCGAGATCCTTTTTCGGGTCGACCGGCTCATGGGCAGGCATGATGACCTCGACCGGATAGCCCTCGGCACGACGACGAAGCCGCCCGGCGAGGATGGCCCGGTCGATGAAGCGCGCGATGATGCGGTCGAGCACCTGCGGGGCCAGCATGTGCCACTGCAGATCGGCGGTGAACCGCCGATGCTCGAGCAGCCCGGCCCGCAGGCTGGAATAGTTGGCCTGCGACAGGTCCCCGGTGAGCTGGTGATAGGTCAGCCCGACGCCGGCGGCGATGCCCATCAGCGCCGAGCGGGCGATCGGCTCGAAGGCGGTGTTGGACGAGGGCGCGAAGGCCTGCATTTCCTCGCCCTGGCGCAGATACTTGATCAGGCCGGGGCGGATCTGCTCCAGGCGGGCGCTGTCGGCACCCTGGTTGCCGGTGATCGCGGCGCCGACGCTCGACGCCGACTCGTTGGACTTGATGAAGACGCCGATCGAGGCCTCAAGCCGGCTTTTGACGACCAGCGCGTCCATCACATCCGCGAAATCGCGGGCGCCCATCAAAACGGGGGCGAAGAGCGGCACGCCGCGCACCTGACCGGGCCGGATGCGGCGATAGAGATGGCAAACCTGCTCGCGGGCGATGAATTCCGACAGCGGCAGGCCGGACACCAGCACGCGCTGCGGCTCACCCGGCGCCACCCTGTGCAGCCAGTAACCCAAGCGCTCGTCATGCTCGCCGAGCTCGACGCCGAGCCGCGCCCGGCGCGTGCCCGACAGCGCCGAATCCGCATCGCGCGTCTCGTCGATCAGGTCGCCCTCGCCGACATGCAGCGCCAGCGGCACGGCGCGCTCGTCGCGCAGCGGCCGGTCGATCATGCGGATGATCGAATCGCCGCCCTCGAGCGAGGCGCGCACGCCCAGCGCGACGAGGCCGGTGAAATTCGTCTCGCCCTCGATGTCGCAGGCCTTGGCCCATTCGTCCCAGAGCGCTTGCGCTTGGCGGACGGCCGGCCCGGTGCCAGAGAACCGGACCGAGAGATCCGGGCTGACGATGTGGGTGGCGTGCAGATCGAGCACGCGGGCGCCGATGAAGGTGTTGCGGACCAACTCGCGCGAGCGCTCCCGCAGCAGCGGCAGGGCGCGCCCGATATTGGCATTGGCCGAGGGCAGGCCGGGGCGGAAGGAGCCCGTGCGACGGCCATTCTGCGCGGCATCATAGCCGCGAATTGCCTCCAGAGCCTGCCGCGCCTGGTGCCGGCGAACGCCAGCCTCCGGCGAGACGGCCCCGATGATCTTGTCGAGCAGGTTCATCGGGTTCAGTCGCGCGAGTGCTGGGCAAAGGCGGTGGTGGCCGGCGCCTGGACGCCGAGCACCTCGGATTCCATCCGGGCGAGCAGGCGCTCCATCTCCTCAAGCGACCTGAACTCCTGCTCGCGGCGGGTCTCGCCCGAACCGAAGGCGACCTTGCGCGCACCGGTCGCCATGGCCGCCTTCAGCCGGTCGATATCCGTCTGCGTCCAGGCCATGGGATCACCAGTTGCGCCCGCGGCCGCCCAGCCAGTCTTCGGCGGGCGGCGCTTCGCGGGGCGGCGGTTGCGAGGGGGCGGGATCCGGCGCGGGAAGCGCAGGGCCCGAGAAGAGATCGCGCTTGGTCACCTCGGGCGGCAGGCCGCGGGAGCGGGCGAGATGGGCCCATTCCTCCGGCGTGGTCGAGGACAGGCCGAGATAATCGGCCAATGCGCGATTGTAGACCCGGCAGTCGAGCAGGTGGTTGTCGCGCCGGACCTTCCAGACCTTGCGGGAGCGGCCGCGATACTTCTCGTCGGCGAGATATTCCGCCGTGAGCTGCTCGAAATAGTTCATTCCCAGCCAGAGCGGGAAATGGCAGTAGCCGCCGGGATCGCGCAGGGCGCCGGACTTCAGACCGTCCTTGCGGAGATCGTCATAGATCGTGCCCTTCAGCGACCAGGTGCCCACCGGCCAGAGCTTGCAGCCCTCGCGGATCTTGCGCCCAGCCAGGTCGATGTCGACCAGCTTGGGCATGCCGATCGCCGGCAGGCTCCAGCCGTCGCGCCCGTCGAGCGCCAGCACCACATCCTTACCCGTGTCCGGGTGCAGCATCTGGTTCTGGCGGACCCAGGCATAGACGACATGCGAGCGGTAGCCGGAATCGACGCCGAGCGCGTCGACCCGCCTCTCGCCACCGAAGGCGTCGGGGAAGGTTCGGCCGATCGTCGCCTTGTGCAGCAGCGCGAAGGCCGGACTGTCGGGGTCGGAGGTGTCGCCGTCGCAATAGTCGCTGTCGACGACCCAGCTCTGCCCGTCTTGCGCCCAGGCGGTGATCTCATACCAGATGCCGCGCATCTGCACGTCGGCGGCCGCGGTGAGCAGCAGACCGCCAGGCGGCACGCGGTAGCGCGGCAACCCGTCCTCGCGGCGCTCGAAGAGCCTGACATGGTCCGGCGCATCGCCCTTCATCTCGAAGGGCAGGCCGAGCGTCAGGTTCCAGAACGTCTTCTGCTTGGCGACATCGCTGCCGGCCTTGACCGCGCGCTCGGCGATCTTCGCCCAGGGGACGAAGGGCGAGGACATCGCGTTGAAATGATAGCCCGGCATCTTGCCGGGGCCGGGATCGGTCGCCTTCCAGCGGCCTGCCCTGACGAGATCGCGCCGCTCATGCTCCTCGATCACCGAGCCACAGCAGGGGGCGACGTAATAGGCCCGGAAGGGCCATTCCTCGTCATAGCGGAAATTCGGACCGAATTCGAAGACGAACTCGCTGTTTTCGCCCGTTTCGTCCCGGCAATGCGGGCATTTGACGAACCATTTCCGCTTGTCCGACCCGTCCCAATAGCGCTCGATATGCGAGCCGCCCTTGATCGTGGGGGTCGAGACGTAAATCCGCTTCCAAGAGCCGTCCTGCAGGAAGCTCTCCTGCCGGGCCTCGATCATGTCGAAGGGCGAACCCTGCCCGTCGAGATCCTCGGCATATTCGTCGATCTCGTCGCAATAGGCCTTGCGGACCGATTTCGAGCGCAGATCGGCGGTCGAGGACGCCAGCGCCAGCGTCAGGGACGAGGCGCCGTAGCGCTTCTCATAGGTCGTCGAGGCCTTCCCCGAGCGCGCCGTCTGCGGCGACACCTTGGCCGAGAGGCTCGGCGAATGGTCGATCGCGATCTGCAGCTTCTTCGAGTTGAAGTCCGTCAGCGCGCCGTCCGTCGGCTGCACGATCATCTGATCGCAGGGCTCGACATCGATCGTGTGGCCGATGGCCGCGATCATCAGCGTGGTGAAGCCGGTCTGGGCCGACTTCATCACGCAGAACTCGTTCACCGGGCTGTCGACGCTGGTGTGCGACAGCGGCTCGGCCACGAAGGGCGTCAGTTGCCGGCTCCAGGGCTCCAGCTTGCGCGGGCCATCCGGCACGGTGAGGTTGCGCTCCGCCCAGGTCGGCGGGTCGATCTGCTCCGGCGGGGTCAGCACCGCGACCAGAGCCCGCACGACGATCGTCAGCGCGTCGGGCTTCGTCGGGGCCATGTCACGCTTCCGGCGGCGGCTCCTCCGGCGGATCGGCCGGGGCTTGGGACGCTTCGGTCCGTTTCAGGGTCAGCACCGCGGCGAGCTCGCGGGCCGCAGTCTCGCGCGTCTCGCGGGCCTTGGCCTTCAGCAGCGTGCGGGCGCCGGCTGCACCCGACTGCGCCACCGCGGCGGCGATGTCGTCGGCGAGGAGCGGCATCTGGTCGATCACCCGGACGAGCGCCTCGGCGGCAGCCGTGATGGCCTGCTCGACCTCGGCGATGGTGACGAGCTTGCCGAGCCGCTCTTCCAAATCCATGCGCCGCATCTCGGCGCGATAGGCCATGTCTCGCGCCTGCTCGGCGGTGTAGATTGGCGCCAGCGGATCGGCGCCGGGCGGGAGCGTCAGCGCCGGGGTGCCGGCGGTGGTCTGGCCTTTGCGGGTCGCGTGGCCGGTGGCCTTCGCCAGGTCGGTCGTCTCGCCGGCGACGCGGTCGAAGGCGGCCAGGTTCACCAGCTTGACCTTGCCCTTGCCGGGCTTCGTCGAGAGCTGGCCGCCTTTGATGAAGCGGGCGACCCGCTCCGACACCGCCGCCTTGCTCAGGCCTTTCAGCCGCGCCAGCTCCGAGACCGACACCCAGCCGGCATCCGCCGTGTTCGGGTCAATCTCGGCCATGTTCGGTGTGTTCGGTCAGGTTTGAGGGACCGGCGCTAGAAAAATCCCGCGCCGCTTTCACGTCGCGGGGTGGGGTGCCCGGGGAAGGACCCGCGACGGGGGTGGGGTGGTGCCCGAACGGCGACCGCCCCGACGCGGGGGCGACGGGGCGGCGGCCGGTCTCTATTGGGATGCTTCGAACGTGCCACAAGAGGGGCACGCCGTCAAAAGCGGCGATTGTCTCGCGCTTTCAATGGCTTATGCCCTGCCGAATTAACCTCCGCGAAGCCCTCCCCGCCCTGACCGGCGAGCACGGCGCCCCCAGCCTGCCCGCACCACGGCTCGGCGGGAGCGGAAGGGGGCAGCACATGATGCCTCAGCAACACCTTCCCAAGGTCCGCCGCAAGCGTGGCCAGCGCCGCATGCCAGACGGCATAGACCGCCCGCATCATCCGCAGGTCGGCCCGCTCCTCGCGCGCCATGGCGTTGGGCCGCCCGCGCCGCGCCGCCAACGGCTCGCCATGCTCCGGCCGTGTGCCGGCCCGCGCATGCTCGATCACCAGCACGCTGAGATAGGGATTGGTCAGCGGCGCCAGCAGATCCTCGCCCTTCGGCCCCTCGCCCGGCCGCACCAGCCAGGCGCCCGAAGCCGTCTCCTCGGCATACCAGCCCTTGCCGTCGATCTCGGCCAGCGTCCAGGCGCGCGGCTCGTCGCCCCGCGCATCCTCGATCCGCCAGTCCATCAGCGCCAGCACATGGTCGTGGACGGTGAGCAGGTCGTCAGGCGTCGCCGCCGCCATGGTCTGCAGGCCGATCATCCGCGCCGCCGCGCCGGAGTTGTCGACGATCGTCCCCAGCGCCACGGCCTGCATGGCACCGACGAGCGAGCCGGCCGGCTTCATCCGCGCCAGGCCGAGCACGCTCTGCGGCGTGACCTTGTCGACGCGATACTGGGCATAGGCCCGGTAGAGCAGCGCCTCGATGTCGATCATCTCTTTCGTCGCCATGGTCAGCCCCTGTTTCATGAGGATGGAGGGTTGTGCAGGGTCATGCAGGGTTCAAAACAAACCCTGCATCGGTTTTTAATCAAACAATTCAATACCTTAAGAACAGTCATGCAGGGTATGGAGGGTTTGAAGAGGTCTAGACGCATGAGAAAAGTCCATTTCCCCCGAACCCCGTTTGATACGCATAGGCACGCGTAAACCCTGCAAACCCTCCATCGCGCCCGCCAAGTCGTTGAGGCGCAAGCGGAAATCGCGATGCAGGGTTGGCCGCAAACCCTGCACAACCCTGCACAACCCTCCATGAAATCGGCCGTTTTGCAGGGTCATGACGGTCACGAACCCGCCTCGTCGGGGTTGCGGGGCCGGCGCGTGCTGGCGGGGATCGAGTGCAGTTCGAGGTCGAGATAGACCTGGCCGGCGGCGGTCTTCGCCCGACCGAAGCGCTGGCCCATCACCTTGCCGAACATCGTCTCGGTCTTCGGCCGCCGGCCGTTCTCGTGAGACCAGATCTCGTAGCAGTCGAAGGCGTGCCGGGCGCGGACGGGCTCGACCGTGTCGGGCGGGTGCTGGCGGATGCAGCTCTCGATGAACACCGAGATCGGGTCCATCTCGTCGCGATAGTCCTTCGCGGCGTCGACCATGGCGGCGGGCAGGCGCAGGCCCTCGGCGTCATAGGCGCACATGCCCTCGATCAGCCAGTTGAGGATGCCAGGCGCCTCCGCGCAGAGCTCGCGCACCACCTCCTCGAAGTCGCGCTGCTCCTCGGGCGGGATGGTGACCTTCCAGGGCACCACGGCCATGCGCCGCCAGATGCCGTTGTCGGAGCCGGCGATCGTCGGATAGCCGTTGCCCGACATATGCGCCTTGAACTGGGGCTGGAAGGAAAAGTAGCCCTTGAACAGGGTCCGCACATCCATCTTCTCGCCGCCGGTCAGCCGCTTCACCAGCGCCTCGCGCAGCGGCTCGCCCTGCGGCAGCTCGGTGATGCGCAGGAAGCGCACGCCGGGCAGCCGGGCGAGGTCGGGCGAGGCGCCGCCGGCAGCCCCTTGCGCCTGCCCGGTGATGGATTCCGCCGGTAGCCCTTCGCCCAGCGCCCCGAAGACGCGGGCGAGCACCTCGAGGAAGACGGATTTGCCGTTGGCGCCGAGGCCGTAATGGAACAGCAGAAGCTGGATCGGCAGGCCGGTGAGACCCAGCCCCGAGAACTTCTGCACCGCCCAGGCGACATCGGGCACCAGATCCTGCGGCAGCATCTTCGCGACGAAGGCGCGCCATTTCGGGCAGGTCGCCTTGGGGTCGTAATCGACCGGCACCAGCCGCGTCACGCGGTCCTCGCGCTTCCAGCCCTCCGGCTCGAAGTCGACGAGGCCGACGAAGCGCGCCTCCTCGCTCTGCCAGCTATCGGGATCGGCCGGGGCCGTCTCGCGGCGGAATCGCAGCGAGCCGTTGCCGACATAGACGAGCCGCTGCTCGGCATTCCAGGCCTCGGGCTTCACGACGCAGAAGGGCGCCGCGCAGGTCAGCATGGCATTCATCCGCGCCAGGTTCTTCGAGGAGACACCGAAGGCGCGCCGCTTGCCCTGGCGCTTCTCCAGCGCCTCGATCGCGGCCGCCTTGGCCTTGAGATTGTCCTCGGTCGGCTCGCTCGCGGCCTTGCGGATCGCCGCAAGCTCCGCCGGCGTGTGGTTGAGATATTCGGCCTCGAGGCCGATCAGCCCGCCGATCTGCTGCGCCGTGGCGAGCGCCTGCTTCGAGCCGTCGCTCTGGTCCCAGACCTTGCCGCTCCAGACCAGCCAGTTGGCCTTGTCGGAGCCCTCCTCGAGCATATTGGCGAGGTCGCGGCCGCGGTGCCGCAGCAGGCGCTTGCCATTGTCCGTGTCGGAATGGTCGAGCGCCGCGCACCATTCGACATCGGCGAGCGCGACATTGCCGACGGGCATGTCGGAAGGCCCGTCGGACTCGTCCTCCCCGAACGGGGTTGCGGGGCCGTCATCGGCATGGGCGCCCGTCAGCGGGGCCTCCGCCGCCGCCATGACGCCGCGCAGATCGTCGGCCGACAGGGTGTCGTCGTCGAGAGCGCCGCTCATGCGAACATCACCGTGAAAGCGTCCTGCACCGTTCGCGGCGGCAGGCCGGCCCAGGATGCGACCTTGGCCTTGCGGCGCCGCACATCGGGCAGCGCCAGCGCGTTGATGCAGTTCGCCCGTGCCACAGCCTCAGCCAGCGGCGGGCAGACCGAGTTGCCGATCTTGTGGCGCTGCGCGGTCTCGGTCAGGCGCCCGCCGGCGGTGATGTCGTAGCTCTCGGGGAACCCTTGCGCCCGGGCGAGCTCGCGCGGGGTCAGCATCCGCATGCCGATGTCCCAGACGATGAAGTCGCCGAGCGTGACGAATTCGCCGGGCCCGTCCCAGGCGCCATGCGCGCGTAGGAAGGACGCGACCTGCCGCGCCCGCTCGGCCATGGCCGGCGTCAATGGCGGCAGCACGATTTCCGGCGTGATTGGCGAGAACCGCGCTCGCGTCGGTACCGTCGGCATGGGCGCATCAGCTGCCGAATCCTGCCCACCTTCGCTGTAGTAGCTGGTGACGAAGGGCGAGATCAGCGTGTGGTGGTTGCCGGCAGCCAGGACGGTCCCGACCGGCTCGTCGCAGGCGCCGCGCGCCGTGTTGTTCTGCAAGCTGGCGAGGAAGCCCATCACGGGCGTCTGCGTGCAGCCCTTGCCGACGATCGTCGAGAGCGGCGTCTCGGCATCATGGCCGATCATGTCCGTGTTCTGCTGGGCTAAGTAGCAGGCGGCGAGGTCGCCGCCGTTCCCGGTCGGCACCACTACGGGCGCCGGCTCTTCGACGCTGCGCGAACGAGGCTCCTGCCCCGGGCGCTCGCCATAGCGAGGGACGAGGAAGCCAGTGATGGGCGTCACCTGCCCTCCGGCGGTGGTGATCGTCGCGAGCGGCTCGTCGATCGAGCGCCCGCCACGCTGATCCCAGCCGCCGTTCTGCTGGGCGAGGAAGGGCGCAAGGATCTGGTTCTGATCTTTCGCTGAGGCGCAGACAGTGTGCAGCGGCGCATCGGCCGGGCGCGAGCGCCCGCCCTGCTGGGCATGGCTGACGAAGGGTGTCACCAGACCATGCGCGTCACGTGCGGAGGTCACCGTCCGGAAGGGCTCGCCTAGGGCCTGCCCGCGAAAGCCCTCGCTGGCATGGTTGAGCGTGACGACGAACGGCTCGGCCCGATCGAGCACATGGCGTTTGAAGCCCCGGGCGATGCGCGCCATCGTCTTGTCGGCGAGCGGGCGCACCACCTGGAGTTTGGCCGCCTTCGCCTCCGGCCGCGTCAGGAACATCGACGGGCAGGGCAGCGACCAGTCGATGATCTCGGCCGCGGTGCGCCAGGGCTTTAGTACACCGGCCTTCACTCGCGGGTCATCCGGCTTGGCATGGGTCGGCGCCGGCCACAGGATCGGCTTGCGGTCGCGCCGTGCCACCACGAAGAGGCGCTTGCGGATCGTCGGCGCGCCATGGTCGCAGGCGCGCAGCTCACGCCAGTCGACGGCGTAGCCGAGCTTTTCCAGATGCCGCACCCAGCGGGCAAACTCGGCGCCCTTGCGGGCCGGGCAGGGCTTGCCGTCCTCAGCCAGAGGCCCCCACTGCGCGAACTCCTCGACATTCTCCAGCAGGATGATCTGCGGAGACACAGTCTCGGCCCAGACCAGCACGACATCGGCGAGCCCGCGCACCGAGCGCGACACTGGCGCGCCGCCCTTGGCCTTCGAGTGATGCCGGCAATCGGGCGAGGCCCAGAGCAGGAAGACAGGTTTGCCTTGGGTCAGCGCGCGCGGTTCGACCTTCCAGATGTTCTCCTTCAGATGGACCGTGTCGGGGTGGTTCGCGGCGTGCATCAATAGCGCGTCGTCGTCGTGATTGACCGCGAAGTCGGGTGAGCGCCCGAGCGCCCATTCGATACCGGTTGAGGCACCGCCACCGCCGGCGAAGGAATCGATAATCAGGCCCTGGCTCACGCCGCCCTCCCCCTGAGATGGTCCGGCGAGAAGGCCGGGGATGATGTGTTGGAAAGCCCGCTGCGGATGGTGCCGCGGATCTTCGGCTCGGCCGGGTTCACGCCGGCGGGCAGATGTGCCAGCAGCAGCGCCTCGGCCTCTCCGGCGCCCATTTGGCCGCCGCGCACGAATTCGCCGAGCCGGCAGGCGGCCCAGAACACGGCGGCGTTGCGGTTGCCCTCGCCGGCGCTCGCGGCCTTCGCCAGAGCTCCGCGCACCGAGCGCTCGACATAGAGGCGCACCCGCGCATCGCTGATGTCGCGGGCGCTGTAGCGCTGCGCCCGGGCACTGGTGGCCTGCCGCTCGCGCTGTTCGCCCTGCGGCACCATCTCGCCGGTGATGGCGGCGAGCAGCCTCCGCGGCAGCGCTGGCAGGGCGTCGCCAGATCCTTGCAACGACCTTGGGATCAGCCACTCGTAGCGGCGCCCATCGGTCATCACGGAAGGCGGGGCGATGACATAGCCGCCCTCCCCCCGCACATCGATATAGGCGAGCTCGGGCGCACATTCGCCATGCTTCAGGAAGCCGCGGAACAGACCCGTCCGGTTGCCGACCAGACGGTCGAAGCTTTCGCCCCGGCGGCCGAGCCGCGCCTCGACATCGTTGAGCACAGCCTCCTCCGGCCAAGCGAAATAGAGGTGCAAGCCGCCCGATTGCGTCCGTGCCAGCGCAGGCTCGATCACCTCGCCCGTCTCGCCATCCTCATGCCGCAGCCGGCCGCACCAGGCCGTCAGCGCGGCCAGCATAGCCTTGGGCGCGTGCTCCTTCGGATCGAGATCGATGACGATGCAGCGGCTCCGCAGCCCGGTCGGAAAGCCGATCAGCGCCCGGGGATGGTCACGCCACCAGCGCCGGATCTGCCGCTCGTCCGTCGATGCCAGCCAGTGCCCACCATCGCGCGCGCCGGGTTTCGATTCCTTCGGCGTATGGGGCGCCTTAGACCAAGGATCAGGCTTCTGCGCGGGGTTGCACGGAAACACCGGAAAGCCGGCGGCGGCATAGGCGAGCGCGTGGTCGAGAGGGGTCATGACGCCCACCGCTTCAGGTCGGCGTCGCGGAGGTGCCGCGCCTTCGCGCCTGGCGCGATCCAGATCAGCCGCGTCTCCTTCCGGAAATGCGCCTGATGCCAGACAAACCAAGCATAGGAGGTCGCGACCGAAGCTGTCGGATCCCATCGGCCTGCCACCATGGGCACGCGCTCGCAATACTGGGCGACGAAGCGCGGCGGCCGATCGCGGAAAAGCCGCTCATAGCGCTCGCCGCCTTCCATCCAGCTCGTCCGGAGCAGCAGCGCGACGCCGACGGTGGCCTCGCGCAGTGCCCGCTCGGCGAAATCGACGGCGAGATTGAAGGGCGGGTTGGTGATGATCCACTCGACCCGCTGGGGCGGGATCACGTCAGGCCCCTGCCCAACGAAGGAACCGATGGCATGGCCGGTGCCGTAATCCTCGACATCGGAGCGGACGACGCGCGGGAACACCTCGCCGAGCACCTCGGCCATATGGCCGGCGCCGGCCGCCGGCTCCCAGACGCTGTTCAGGCAGAACGAGGCGAATTCGGCCTGAAGCACCTCATGCAGGAAGACCCGCGTCGCCCAAGGCGGCGTCGGAAAGAAGTCGAGCCCGCGCGCCGGGAGCGAGCGCCTCTGCATCACCGCTGTCGAGAGATTGGCGCTCACCGCCCCACCTCCCGGAACAGCGCCTTCTCCGCCGCGCTCCAGAGGCCCGCCGGTGCATGGCGGCAGGCGTGGATCTCGCGGCACACCGTCAGCGGCAGCCGAAGCACCACGGCGATCGTCAGCGGGGCGAAGCCGGCGAGCGCCATGCCCCGCGCGGCAGACCGGCGCCAGCGCCCGGCGATCTCGCGACGGAAGGGGCGCTTCACGCCGCCCTCCGCAGATCGAGCTCGGGATAGGTCGCCCCATGCGCGGCGAAGAGGTCGGCCAGCGCCAGCAGGTCGGCGCGGATATGCGGGAAGCCATCGAGCCCCCAGGCGCCGGCAGCCTGCCGCACCAGCGTGCTCGCCTGCGTAAGCTGGCCGGCAGCGCGGTGGCGGTGCGCCCGGCGGATCACGGCCGAGACCAGCCGCATCAGATGAGACGGCGCCGGGCCGGGCTCGGGCTCGAGCACTGGCGCCGCGGGTGCGGGCGCCGGCAGATCGGCGAGGCGGAAGCCGTGCACGCTCTCGCGCACCAGCTTGCGGACGACCAGGCCCGTCAGAACCCGGTCGATGTGATTGCCGTTGCTGGCGCCGGTGCGCAGCCGCAGCGTCACGCGCGACAGCGGCCGCCCCTCCTCGCGCAGGATGGTCAGCACGCGCTCGGCGACCGACCCGGGCTTGATCTCTCCCGCCTGCGCCATCCTCAGCCCTCCACCTTTTCGGCGAGGAGCCGCATGATCCGCCCTGTCTCTTCCTGCTTGGCGAGCAGGGTGGAAAGCAGCTGCTTCAGCTCGCCGCGGGAGAGCTTGCCGTCCTCCAGGGCGTCGCAGGCCTGGGTGGCGAAGCGGGAATGATGCGCGGTCAGCCGCGTCACGGCCTGCATCAGGTCGAAATCGCCGCCCGGCCCGACACCGGCGGGCACGACATGGTGGCCCGACAGGCTGGCGAGCGCCCGGCTCATGATCGGCAAGCCCGTCGCGGCCTCGAGCTGCGCCACGACATGCACGGGCATCAGGGTCGGGTCGGCCTCGCTCTGCCATTTCGAGATCTGGCCGGCGCTGTAGCGCGGTCAGAGCCTCGACACGCTGCGGCCCGGTCTGCCCGGGCGCCGCGCAGGCGTTGACGAGGCTGCGCGCCGCGCTCTTCAGCAGCGTGTTGAGCCCTTCGAGCATCGGCATCTCAGGCAAAGAGGTAGCGCTCACGAAAAACCCCCATCGGTTTTTTCGTTGGGAAAGAGGCGGTGCGGGCACAGTGTCGCAGTCGTCAGATCACGGAGGACGAGCCCCATGCAGACGAACGAAACGACACCGCGAGAGAGGCTGCGGCAGGCGCTGGTGGCGGCGGCGCGCGCTCATGCGCAGGCCTCCGCCGGAACAAAGGGCCCGGAGACCGGCGAGCCGGCCTCCGGGCAAGGCCCTTCGGAGCCACGGGGGTGGTCGGTGTTGGGCTGGGAAGCCCGACTGTCCGGAACCGAAGGGAGGGAGGAAGGGGGACGCGGCACGCCCTCCGGCCAGGCGGCGGAGTCGGGCCAGTGATCGGAGAACCACTGCAGGGCGCGGTCGGCGCGGCGCAGCGTGACGGTCAGCGCTCCATCGATCAGACCGGGCAGCAGGCGCCGGTCGCCGAGGGCGTGCAGCGAGACGCGGCCGACCGGGGCCTCGGTGGCGGCCCGGTAGCGCTCGGCAAGCAGCAGGAGCTGGTCGGTGAAGTCCATACCCCGGACACTAGGGGTATTCTTACACCGCTGTCAAGGCATCGATACCGCCAAGCCGACAAGGCATCGGCGGTGTATTCTCACATCATGACATCGCCCCTCGCCGACCGTATCCGCCAGCGCCTGGCCGAGATGAACCTCAGCGCCTACGCCGCGTCGATCAAGGCGAGCGACGGCGCCAGCAAGGACATGATCAAGAATATCCTGAGCGGCCGCAGCCTGCACCCGCGTGCCGACACTCTGGAGAAGCTGGCCCAAACCCTCGAGACCAACGTCGATTGGCTGCTCAACGGAGACGGCCCGCCACCACCCCCGCCGACCATGACGGAAGCGCCGAAGTCGAATGTCCGCGTCTCCGACATCCGCATCCCCGCAGGAACGATGGCGGCAGGCGGGCGCAATCTGCCGGTGATGGGGACGGCGGCGGGCAGCCTGGGCAAGGGGGCGTTTAGGTTGGAAGGTGGCGTTATCGACTATGTCCTGCGGCCGGAGGTGCTGCGCAACGTCAAGGATGCCTATGGCATCTATGTCGAAGGCGAATCGATGTATCCGGCGCACCCGCATGGCGAGCTGCGCATCATCCACCCGCACCGTCCCTGCCAGATTGGCGACACGATCGTTCTGGTCGCGCGCTACAGCGAGGACGGGCCGACCGAGGCCTGGATCAAGAAACTGGTGAAACGCACAGGCGAGAAGCTCATCGTCGAGCAATTCAACCCGCCGGCCCTGATCGAATTTGATCGGCGCTATGTCGAGACCTGCCACAAGGTTCTCACGCTAAACGATCTTCTCGGCATATGATCCGCGTTGTTCAACAGGAGACAGTCATGGCCGCTTTTCGACACCCGTTGTTGGTCCTCGCCCTGCTCTGCGCCGCCCCGGCGCACGCCGTCGATGTCACCGAATGCGCGACGATGCTCGAGGCCGATGAGGCGCGCCTGGCCTGCTATGACCGGATCGTGACGAACGAGATGCGGCGGCTGCTGGATCTCAACCCGAACGAGAAGCCGAAGGTCAACGCGACGATCGAGCCCCTCCCACCCGCTGCCAAGCCGCCTGCGGCGGTCGCGCCTGCTCCGTTCTCAGCCCGGACTTTCAAGCGCATCGATCCGGCTGATGTGAAGAACACCCCCGACAAGTGGGTCAATCGCGATATCGAATTCGCATCGGTCAGGGTCTATTGGGTGGCCGACAACGATCTGAGGATCCTGACCAACGACTCGATGACCCTTTTCGGGCGCGCGCCGCTGGGCGATCCTGCCGACGTGGCCTACCTCCGCGAAAACTGCGAGACCTCGAAGGAGGCCGATACTGCAAAGTGCCGAGTGCGCGTCCGCTTCAACTACACCGAACATCGGACCGACATGCCGGGCGGCATGTTCAAGCGCACGGTGCTCGTTGCCCCTCAGGTCGAGTTTGCCCGACTCGGCAAGACGCGGCGCTAGCCCCGACGCGGATTGAGGGCAAAAATACACCGCCCCTATTGACGGTGTAAAAATACCGGTGTAATTCTGCCTCCATCAACCCGATGGAGGCCGCCTTGCATCCGCAGCCCACCTATCCCGCCGGCCGCGCCGAAAGCGAAGCCCGCATTGCCGTCCAGGACGGCTATATCTGGCCCGTCGACCGGGTGCAGATGGTCACCCCCGCCGCCATCCGCGAGCGGATGATCGAGGACATCGGCCGAGAGGTGCGCGAGCGCACCGAGGACGCGGTCGTCACCGAGCACAACCTCCTCCGCCTCGGCTGGCACATCCGGCAGGTCGAGGCGCATGCCACCATCGCCTTCGCGACCTACAAGGCGCAGAACGCGGTGAAAGGCGCCCGCGGCGCCATCGTCCGCCGCGACAGCGCCGCCCAGATCGCCGCCTCGGCGGCCGCCGTCACCGTCTTCGTCGCCAGCCTCGCCCTCTGGGCCGGCCATGCCACGGGGGCGCTGTGATGGGCCCGCTCGGTCACGAACTCGAGGCGGCGACCTTGCTGCTCGCAAACTCCCATCGCTTCACGGACGCCGAGAAGGCGTTTCGTTATGGTCCGGCGGTTCGATGCACGAAGTGGCCGCCCCTCGTCGCCGCGAATGATCCGCTCCCGGCGGAGACGATCGCCGCCGCTACGCTGCTCTGCCACCGCACCGGCGACTTCCTGATGCGCGCCTCGGCCTTGTCGGGCGCCCTGCAGCGACCGGATGCGCTGGCCCGCAGCGAGGTCCACCTCGCCACGATGCGCGCCGAGATGGCGCTGCTGATCCGCGTCTTCGAGCAGGTCGACGACAGCCTCGCCACCCTGCGCGGCCTCGCCGAGCGCAGCGCCCGCATCCAGGCGATGCAGGCCGGGGCCAACGTCATTTTCGGGCGCAGCGAAGCGCAGACCCGAGAATCTCAGGACACGAAGGCGCTGGAGCCCCACGCGGCCCGAGATGCTCGGGGCAAGCCCGAGCATGACGCGGAGGCGCGGTCATGAGCCCGACCCAGCGCCAATCGCTCATCGAGTTGATGAACGCGATCCTCGCCTGCGCCTGCTGCCCGCCCGACATTCGGTTTCGCGCCGAGAGCCTGCTGGCGAAGCTGCATGGCGACTTCTGGACCGACATCGAGCGCATCCTGCGCCGCGGGAGACCGCTATGACATGGCTCCAGACCGCCTCCGGCCGCGCCTTCGATCTGCTGAACCCCGATTGGCGGCAGGTCGATTTCGCGGTCGACGTGCCGGATGCGCTCGCCCGGCTCGCCCGCTTCACCGGCCATGTGCCGGGCGGGCCTTATTCGGTGGCGCAGCATTGCGTCATCGGCGCCGACGCCGTCTTCGCCGCCACGCGCGACAAGGAAGCCGCAGCCGCCTTCCTGCTGCATGACGCGCATGAGGCCTATCTCGGCGACATCGCCACGCCGATCGTCGCAGCGCTGATCGCGCGAGCTGGAGCGACCTATGGCCCGGAGGCCGGGACACGCATAGACGAGTCGATCCGGCTGATGAAGCTCAAGCTCGACGAAGCGATCTACCGGGCCGCAGGCATCGAGCGGGCGCGCTTCGCCCATCACGCCATCGTCAAGGTCTTCGACATCCGCATGCTGGCCACCGAGCGCGCCCATCTGCTGGTGCGCAGTCCGCAAGCCTGGGCGCCGGTCGTCGAGGCCGCCCAGCCGCTGCGCCTGCCCGGCCGGATCAGCGTCTGGCCCTGGCCCAAGGCCTCGGACGAATACCGCGAGCGACTGCGCCGCTACCTGCCCGAGACCTTCGCGGCCCAGCCGGCACCCCGCGCCCCGACACCGGGCTTCGCCGCCCGCCGCAAGCCCGCCCCAGCCAAAACCCTCACGGAGGCCTGACGCCCATGTCTGCACGTCCCATCCGCAGTGTCACCGAGATCCTCGGCCTGCTCAGCCGCGGCCGCTTCGCCGAGCGCCTCGACGAGGAGCTGGAGAAGTGCATCACCGCGCTCGAAAACCTGCCCGAGGAGAAGGGCACCGCGTCGATCGACATCACGCTGACGCTGAATTTCCAGTCCGGCCGGCTCGATATCCGCCCCAAGGTCAACGGCAAGCCGCCGAAGGAAAAGGCCTTCTCCGACACGCCGTTCTGGACGCTCGACGGCGCGCTGTCGGTCCAGCACCCGAGCCAGATCGACATGTTTGCCGGCCCGCGTGACGCGACGGCGCCGCGCGAACGCGAAGCCGTCTGACCCACCTTTCCCCTCTCACCGACAGGAACCTTCTCATGGCCAGCAAGTATGCGGCAGAGCCCGCCACCCTCGAAGCCGCCGTCTTCGAGCCGATCCGCGCCGGCGGCATCCCCGACCAGGGCGAAGGCGTGCGCGCCATCGTCGAGCTGGCACAGGACGCCATGACGGTCGGGGTCATCCAGGTGCCGACGGAAGGCCTCGGCGCCGGCCTGCCAGCGGGTGTGCCGCTGCTGCTCGATCGCCGCAAGGGCGCCGCCCCCATCAGCTCCCTCAAGGATCTGATCGACAAGCACCGCCAGGAACCGGCACGCCGCCTCGGCACGGCAAGCACCACGACGCTGCAGAGCTTCATCGACCTCGTCGATCGCCACAAGGATGACGGTTCGGTCGTCTTCGCCAAAACGGCATGGCCGGAGCCGGCGCTGACGGCGGTGATCGACTATCACGACCTCGACGGCACCCCGCGCTGGGGCAACCACCGCATTCGCTATGCCTTCCCGGTCACCGACGAATTCAAGGTCTGGATCGAGAAGAACGGCAAGGCGATGGAGCAGGCCGAGTTTGCCGCCTTCCTCGAGGAGCATGCCGCCGAGCTTTCCGCACCGTTCGGCCCGGAGGTCACGGAATACGAGGCGCTCTTCAAGGAGAAGTTCGCCACGCCGAACGACCTGATCGCACTTTCGCGCAGCCTCGAGGTCTTCGTCGGTGCGCGCGTCAAGCGGCAGGAGCGGCTCTCCTCCGGCGAGCGCACGGTCGAATTCGTCGAGGAGCACACCAACACCAAGGGCGAGAAGGTCGAGATTCCCGGCCTCTTCATGGTGTCGGTGCCGGCCTTCGTCGATGGCGACGCGGTCCGCATCCCGGCCCGGCTGCGCTACCGCATCCAGGGCGGCTCGATCATGTGGTTCTACCAGCTCTATCGCTGGCAGTTCTGGCTGCGCGACCAGGTCAAGAACGACCTCGACACGGTCAAGCAGAAGACGGCGCTCCCGACCTTTGAAGGCTCCCCCGAGGCCTGAGACCCCCTCGGCTTCCGCGTGATGCTCGGGCCTGCCCCGAGCATCTCGGAAACCAGCGAACCTCCCCAGAGATGCCCGGGTCAAGCCCGGGCATGACGGGAACACCAGCGAGGCGCAGCCATGAAACTCACCATCTCCCGCGACACGCTCGCCCCGGCCCTGGCCGCGCTCTCGCGCATCGTCGAGCGGCGGAACACGATTCCGATCCTCTCCAACATCCTGCTGGCCGCGAAGGGCGAGGTGCTGACGCTGCGCGCGACCGATCTCGACATCGAGGCGCGCACCACCCTGCCCTGCACAGCCGAGATCGAGGGCGCGCTCACCCTGCCGGCCCAGACGCTGACCGACATCGTCGGCAAGCTGCCGGCCGGGGCCGACATCACGCTCGCCACCGAGGGCGAGAAGGTCATCCTCCGCAGCGGCCGCTCGCGCTTCCAGCTGCACAGCCTGCCGGAGAGCGACTTTCCCGACATCACAGCCGGCGAATTCTCGCACCGTTTCGAGATGGCGGCCGCGACGCTCGCCGAGATGATCGCCAGCACGCAGTTCGCGATCTCGACCGAGGAGACGCGCTACTATCTCAACGGCATCCACCTGCACACGACCGAGGCCGATGGCGCCCCGGTCCTGCGCGCGGTGGCGACAGACGGACACCGCCTCGCCCGGCTGCAGATGGCGGCGCCCGAGGGCGCGGCCGGCATGCCCGGCATCATCGTGCCCCGCAAGACGGTCGGCGAGCTCGCCCGCATGGCGAAGGACGCCAAGGGCGACCTCGCGGTCGAGATCTCCGCGACGAAGATCCGCATCACCGCGGGCGCCACCACCCTCACCTCGAAGCTGATCGACGGCACCTTCCCGGATTATCAGCGCGTCATCCCGGCGGGGAACGACAAGCGCGCCACGGTGGAGGCGGAGGCCTTCCGCCAGGCGATCGACCGCGTCTCGACGATCTCGAGCGAGCGCGGCCGCGCCGTGAAGCTCAGCCTCTCCGATGCCGGCCTCACCCTCTCGGTGAGCAACCCCGACAGCGGCGCCGCGACCGAGGAACTCTCGCCCGACTATGCCGGCCCGCCGGTCGAGATCGGCTTCAACAGCCGCTATCTGCTCGACGTTCTGACCGTGCTGGGCGGCGACACCGTCGCCATGAAACTCGCCGACGCCGGCTCGCCCGCCATCTTCGAAAGCCGCGACAACGCCCCCCTGCTGATCGTGCTGATGCCGATGCGAGTCTAGCCCGCAATTCGCTGACGCTCATTGCGGGAAGGAGCCCGACATGGCCGAGACGACGAAAATCGAATGGACCGACGCCACGGTCAATTTCTGGTGGGGCTGCACGAAAGTCGGGCCCGGCTGCGATCATTGTTACGCCGAGACATGGTCCGCCCGCTTCGGCGGCGAGCATTGGGGCCTCGGCGCCCCGCGTCGCAAGATCAAGGGCGCCGCCGCCATGCTCAACCGGCTCGACAATGACTATGCCGACTGGGCCGCCGATGCCGAATGTGCCAACGGCAACGCCAAGGCCTTCGGCCTACCCGATCCGCGCATCCCGCTGTCCCGCCGCGTCTTCATCCAGTCGATGTCGGACCTCTTCGATACCGAGGTGCCGCTCGAATGGTTCGCCGAGGCCTGGGCCAAGATCGTCCAGTGCAACCGGCTCGACATCCAGATCGTGACCAAGCGCATCAGCGTGGTCGAGAAGCGCCTGGCCGCGATCGGCGTCACGACCTGGCCGAAGCACGCCGGTCTGCTGGTCACCGTCTGCAACCAGGACGAGGCCGACCGCGACATCCCGCGCCTGCTCGCGCTGAAGGCGAAGCACGGGATCCCCTGGGTCGGCGTTTCCGCCGAGCCGCTGCTGGGGCCGATCGATTTTCGGTCTAATCTTGGCGGCACGCTATGGATGGGCGGCCAACGGGGCTGCGACGGCACCCATCGCCACGACGGGCGAGCCGGCGAAGTCATTCACGGCATACTTCACGAGAGCGACCCGCGCCTCCCGCACCATCATCACGACGATCGATGCGCTGCAGGCCTCGACTGGATCATCGTCGGCGGTGAGAGCGGCCCGAACGCCCGGCCGATGCATCCGGACTGGGCCCGCGCGATCCGCGACCAATGCGCCGCCGCCGGAACGGCCTTCTTCTTCAAACAGTGGGGCACCTGGGCGCCGCTGGTCGACCGCGAGCGCGACGACCCGGATTGGCGCAAAGACTACAGCTATCGTTTTGCCGACAACGACCAGACGCGCTGGCTCAACCTCGCCGGCGGCCGGGGGTTTCACGGCGAGCGCTTTCACGTCATGGGCCGAACCGGCAAGGCCAAGGCCAGCCGACTTCTGGACGGCGCGACGCATGACGGCTTCCCGTCATGCGCGGGCTTGTCCCGAGCCTCTACGCCTGCAGACGCGGAGGCGTCCCATGGCTGACCTCGCCACCCTTCGCCGCCGGCGGCGCGAGGCGGAGGCCGCCTTTCGCCTCGCCCAGGCCCAGCCCCAGTGGAAGCGCGGGCGCCATGCCGCGCAGCGGGCCTTCATCCGCGCGACCGCCGAGGTCATCCGCGCCGAGCGCAATCACCGCATCGCCGAGCCTCTCCTGCGCGCCCGCAAGCGCCCGGCCGAGACGACGGACCTGTTCAGCCAGATCGGAGCCTGAACCATGCCCCAGTCATGCGAAATCAGCTTCGTCACCTATCCCGACGGCAATGTCGACGAGGCCAGCATCACGGTCTGCGGCGAGGCTATCGCACGCCAGCGCTTCGTCAGCGCGTGGCTGCCGGATCGATTCTTCGGGCCGAGCTCTGAACTCGGGCTGAGCAGCCTCTGGAGAGGCGCGGCGGAGAAGGGCGCGCGGTCCTACACGATCATCATCGGCACCAATGGCGAGCCGAAACTGAAGGAGCGCTAGATCATGGCCGGAAGCGTCAACAAGGTCATCCTGCTCGGCCATCTCGGCCGCGACCCCGAAATCCGCCGGCTCAGCAATGGCGAGCCGGTCGCCTCGCTGCGCCTCGCCACCTCCGAGACCTGGCGCGACAAGCAGTCGGGCGAGCGGAAGGAGCGCACCGAGTGGCACAAGGTCGTCATCTTCAACGAGGGGCTGGCCAAGGTCGCCGAGAGCTACCTGAAGAAGGGCTCGAAGGTCTATCTCGAGGGCCAGCTGCAGACCCGCAAATGGACCGACCAGGCCGGCGTCGAGAAATACACCACCGAGGTCGTGTTGCAGCGTTTCCGCGGCGAGCTGACCCTGCTCGACAAGGCCGAGCGCGAGGCGCCGGACCCGGAGAGCTACGGCACGGTGCGCAACCGCGACAGCGGCGGCGACTATGGTGCGGCGCGTGACGGCGCCAGCCGCGCCCAGGCCGGCGGCGCCAGTCTCGACGATGACATCCCGTTCTAGGAGGTGAGCCATGGGCGACGTAATTGAGCACGACCCCGATGACCACAGCCGGGAATACATCCCGCTGCCGGGCGGCTGGGAGGTCCAGACAAAAGGCCGCGGCTCGTCCTATCGGCTTCTCGACAAGAAGACCGGCGAGCGGCACGCAATCATCTCTGGCGCGGACTGGCGCGGTGTGCAGGATTTCTTCACACGGTTCGCCCGCGAAGTCTTCAACGCATCACGCGCCGAGGAGAAGCAAGACGACGCCGCCGTCACCGCTGAATCCACGCCCCTCGCACAAGATGAGAGGATCGGAGAGATCAGCGAGGCGCTGGCCCGTGCGCAGGCGTGGCACGAGAGCGAGGATAAGGCGCTATCGAAATCGGGCCGTAACGACGCCGACTATCACTGGCGCCGCCTCCAGCACCGTGAGCAGCTCGCCGCGATAAGGGCCGCGTTGCCCGCGGCGGAGTATGACGCCGCATGGGATCGCATCAACGCGCGTATCCCTGACGCCGACGACGACCCCTCATGACCCGCGACGATCTCCTCACCCCGGCCATGGCGATGGCGGCGCTTCACTGCACCGCCAAGACGCTGCGCGCCTATGTCCAAGCCGGGGAGCTGACCTACATCCTCAAAGGCGCGGGCTTGAAGAGGCCCCGGCGCCTGTTCCATCCTGACGACCTCGCCGCCTTCATCGCGCGCCGGAGGAGGACCGAATGTCCGTCTACAAGCCGAAAGGCCGCGAGCAATACGTCGTCGACTTCCAATGTGGTGGCCGTCGATTTTGCATCAGCACGACCGCCACGACCAAGCGCGCCGCCGAGCAGATCCAGGTTGCCGAGCGCGAACGGGCAAAGCGCGAGATCGCGGCCGAGCGCGCCGCAGCAGCAGCCTTCCGGGGCGAAGCGCCCCTGACGCTGCAGGCCGCCTTCGAGCGCTACTGGAACGAGGCCGGCCAGCACCACGCCAACAGCGCCACCACCTTCACCGATATCGGCCGGCTCGTCGGCTATTTCGGCGGCGCCCGGCGGCTCGACACGATCACAGATCCCGACCTCACGACGCTCGTCGCCTGGCGCCGCGGCCAGACCGTCAAGGGCCGCATCAAATTGAAGGACGGCAGCCCCGCGCCGCTGGTGGCGCCGGCCACCGTCAACCGCTCGACCGTCGATCTCCTGCGCAAGCTCTTCACCCATGCCCGGCGCAAATGGAAGCTCAGCCTGCCGGACCAGCCGGACTGGCCGGCGCACCGCCTCGAGGAGCGCGGCGAGCTGGTCCGCGAGATCAAGGCGGGCGCGCAGGAATCCGCGATCGGCGAGCGCCTGCGCGAAGGCTATCGGGATCTCTGGCGCTTCGCCCTGGCGAGCGGCCTGCGGCTCGCCGAATGCTTCCTGCGCTGGGACCAGATCGACTGGGAGGCCGGCACCATCACGGTGGTGCAGAAGGGCAGCCGCGATCACACCATCCCGCTCACCCGCGAGATGAAGGCCATCCTCGCCGGCTGCCGCGGGCACCACCCCGATCACGTCTTCTGTTATGTCGCCAGACGCACCCGCGACGGGCGCGACCGCGGCAAGCGCTACCCCGTCACCTATGAGGACATGAAGAGCCAGTGGCGCCGGCACGTCAAAGGCAAGCTCTCGCTCGATCTGCGCTTCCACGACACCCGCCACACCAGGGCGACGCGCCTCCTGCGCCAGACCGGGAACCTGAAGGCGGTGCAGCGCCTGCTCGGCCATGCCGACATCGACACCACCGCCCGCTTCTATGCCCATGTCACGCTCGACGACGTGCGCGAGGCCCTTGACCGCGACACGAACCCCCGACAAAAGTCCCGACGCAAGACAGGGGGCGCCTCCTAA